TTATCGTTTCATGCCTCTCTTTATCGGCTTGCAGAGTGTGTTTGCTTGCATTGCGCAACGTCTTGCCCATTCACGGTCATCATCGTCCTTATCACGTCCCCAGCCACTGCCAGGACTGCCACCGCCACCACATGACTCAGACATCGATGTGGCAGCATCAAGGTAGTTCATGAAGAGCAGCATGGCTACATTCAGAATGTCAGTGTGGCTTGCGGATCCATTCTCGGGAACTTCGATACAACTGTTCATCGTGTCGTAAGCAGTTCTCGGCATGACTATGCTGAAACGCTCACCATCGACTTCAATAATCTTTCTCAATCCGTCAGGCAGGTCAGGTTTGGCAACATTGCTTGTACGAGACAGACCACCTTGCGATGCCGTATTTCTGCTGTCCAATGTGGTAGCGTTTGAAACAGAAGGAGAAGGTCTTTGACCAACTGCAACAGGTGTTGGCTGAGGGTGCAGCTTGCGGAAGGTATTCCCGATTGTCGATGCGGTGAGATTCCTTCCTACACCCAGTTCGGAAGCCTTGATGGTAGTTTTTCCGAACTTGAAGCGGTAGCCATGCACCCTGCCTTGACCATTCTTGTCACGGATAAGCTCGATGTCATATCCCTTTGCCCTCAATCGGTCGGCATATTCATTCCAATCAAAGAACGGCATTGAACGCAGCACATCCATACAGGCTTTGGTCACCTCTGCAATGCGTTCCTGACGAATATCCATGGCATCCTTCCAACCATGACGCTGATTGATGGCTTTCGCAGCCATCACGGCACGCTCACCGATGAACTTCACATCATTGAGATTACCGTCCATGTCGATGCGGTTCACCACCAGATGCAGGTGGGGAATGCCACTCTTGGAGTCACGGTGAAGGGCGGCAAAATATTGTGAGTTGGCTATGTTGGTCGGCTTGACCGAAGTTGCAGCCTTGCCCTTCTTCTTCCCGATATGGTTCACCTTGGAGATACCATCCATCTCACGAATGAATTCGTCAAGGAATCTTCTCCAGTCCTCCATAGTCCAGTTACGTGCCTCCTCCTCAGATGGGGAAAGCTCAAAGCGGATGGACGTCAGTTCGATGGGCTTCTTGGCATACCTCTGCTTGAACATGGACTGATGCAGCACCATCTCGTCCCACATGCCCATCGGCGGCAGACCCTCGCTGAGATGGTTGGTCTTGACGATGTCCGCGCGGTTGTTTTTGGTTGCGTAATTGGTCATTGCCTGACCATGCTGAATTGCTGATGCTTTTGCTATCATAACATATCCAAGAATTTGTCTCTAATGCGGCTCAATTCCTCTATCAGGGTGTTTATGCCTTGAAGCCAACGTTCCATGAAGTCGGCTCTCTTGAAGAGTTTTAGTCTCTCGGTCTGTGGCAGGGCATGAAGCGCATTGCGCACATAAACCAGTTCAGACCTTGCCCCGATTAAGCCCTTCAAGGCTTCCTCCTGTTCTGCGGTCATGGGGAGGGATGGCTTGTGTCCGATGCCTAAGTCATGAAGATAGGTGCTCTTACTCCTGCCTGACAGTCGGGCATTATGTACTACCAGGTTGTATTCTTCTTCTGTGAAACGAACGTCAATGTGTCTTATCTTCGGAGGTCTCTTCCTTGAGGTCTTCTCCGTGTTGTTATTCTTGTCTTTTGTCATTGTAGATGGGGTTTATATAGTTTATACTTGATATAACAGGACAGCCAATGTGAGCCTGCGAACATTCAAGAATGCCAGTAGGAAGCGGTGGGCGAAGCGAAACCGTCTGACACTGGTACTTCTTGTTTAGACCTCCGAAAAAACTACGGCTAATAGAGGTAGCGGCTTCTGGATAGCTTGCCTATCGGGAACGTCAATAGTCGAAATAAGGGAAAAGTAGAGATGACATCATGAGTGACTTGGGGTGTAGTGTACGCCTTGCCCACTATGTCTTATCCACGCATCTTCCTTCATGGGAAGGTGGCTGCAAAAGGTTTCCCTCGTCATCATAGACAGGAGGCGGCAGCAGCTCAACGGCTGATGTCCATTCTCCTTGATTGAAGTCATCTTCTGACGGCTGTACAACCTCACATTCAAAATGCTCATTACCTTCCTTTTCCCTTTGTTTGAAGTCTTGTGGTATCGGAGAAGGATCTGAAAGTCCGTCCCCGATAACATGAGAATTAACGAAAGGGGAAGAGGTATTATAAGAGGCAGGAACATGGGGCTGCAGAATGTCAGTAGTGGCAGGATTGACGCTGCTGTCTTTCTGCTGACCTATGCCATCGGAGAGATTGCCTCCCGAAGAGCAAGCGGTATCGGATGGGACATTGGACACCGATTTCTCTTGGGTGGCGGAAGTCACGGCTTGACGGTTATAGAAGGGGTTCTTGATGGCTTCATTGATGCCGTCAACGTACCAGAAGGCGATGCAGAGTATAGTATGTATGGAGGTGCGGTTGTTCCTCTCGGTTGAGAGAATGCCCACCTGATTGAACAGTTCCACCACCTTTGCCGCTGTCTTGCGGTCACATTTCCAAAGGGCAGACAGCTCAACGGTTGAGATGGCAAACTGCCCGATGGAGAGTGAAGCGGAGAAGCCTGTCTTCTGATAAACACTCGGCTTGGTGGAAGCCATAGATACAAAAGTGTCGAAGGCGGTCATGCGGTGGAAGCCCTGCCTGTCATCCTTCAAGAAATCGAGCTGCTCCTTGGTCAGCAGGATTCCGTATTTTATGCTTTGGTTACTCATCTTGAAAAACTGATTATAAGTGAAACGGATTACTCAGCAAAGAAAGAATGAATAGTTTCTCTTTCCCCTTTCGTAAAAAGTAGATTACATGATTCTCTTATCCGTCATGCCATTCTTCCCCATCAGGATTTTTCTCGCCCTTGACCCTCTTCATGGAGGCTGGCTTGTTCTTCTTGCTTTTCTGCAACATTGCCAGATGAGCCTCGAAGTCTGCCTGTTCCTCCTGGGTCGATTCGTAAGGCTTGTCCCATGAGCCACCTGCCTCAATCCATTTTATCAGCTGGTCTTTGAAGAAGTAGAGCGTATTGCCTCTCTTGTAGAATGGGATGCGCCTTTCAGATGTGTACGCATAGAGCGATGAGACCTTCTTACGGACAAAGGTACTTGCCTCTCTGATGTCCATAAGAACATGGTCATTCTCGCTCGGAGCATTGCCTATTCTCTGACCGATGTCATCAAGACGAGTCATCATCGTATTGACCTTGGTCAGAAGTTCGCCAACTGCACTGGGCAGTTGGTCGAACGATAATGATTTATTTTCTTCCATTTGTTATCCTGATTATGTTTTTCACTTATATCTGGTCACTCTCTGCCTTGGTTGGCATCTTGAGCGAGATACGTTCTGCCGCATCACGTTTGAGTTCGTCCACCACATCGGCATACACCTGAGTAGTGGCAAGATTGCTATGGGTAAGCAGCTTGCTCACAGTGTAGATGTCCGTTCCCTCTGCCAACTGTAAGGTGGCAAAGGTATGGCGGAAGCAGTGGAAGGTGATGTGTTTCTCGATGCCGGAAGCCTTTATCCACGGTTTGAGATACAATGCCACTGTACTGTTCGTGAGGTTCTTGAACACCTGTCCAATTGCTCGCTCGCCACAGAGCTGTAGAGCCTCTTCGCTGATAGGCAGGATTGCAGCGGTGGAAGTCTTCTTGGTGATAATGTCCATTCCCCAGCCGCCATCAGCCAACTTGACTATGTTCTCCCACTGGAGTCTGATGCAGTCAGAGAGGCGAAGACCTGTGAGGCAGGAGAAGAGACCTGCACGGCGAAGGACATCACTCTTGCAAGGAGTCTGAGACAACTGCAACAACTCTTCCTTGGTGAGGAACTGCCGCTTGTTGCCATGAGCCTTGGCACGCACAAGTTTCTTGGCGATATTCTCTTTGAGCAGTCCGTCCTCGTATGCGATGGCAAGGATGCACTTCAACTTGGTAAGGTTGTTGTTGGCAGTCGTTCCCATCATGCGTTTGCCATTGTGCATACAGGCATCCGACAACAGGTAGTCGAGGAATCCCTGGCAGTACGGAACGGTAAGGTCGCAGAAGCGGCACTCGCCATGCGTGTAATTGTGGAAGTGCATGTAGGCGGTTGCCCAGTTCTGGCTGCTGCCACGCTCAATCATGAGGTTCTTGAAGTATTCCAAGAAACTCTCCTTGCCCTTGTTGCGGTCGAGGAAGCCATACTCCTCATTGATGATGGACTCAGTCCTGCGGCACTTGATGATTTCCGCTTTCTGAATCATACTTTTGTTGTACTCCTGCTGAAAGCGTTCAACAGGGTTGGTGTAGATGTAAAGACCAAGGTACTCCCTGCGTGAGAGTTTGCCTGTCTTCGGGTTGCGGATTGGAGGATAGAAATCCAGATAGAGGGAAGTCTGTCCGTTCTTGATAGGTCGTTTCCGCACAGTGACCTTTGTACAAATGTTCGTCATATAGTTATTCTTTTATTATTCTTACCGATGTGTATCTGAGGATGCGAATAGCCATGAGCGCAACGCTTTAACTCTCAAATCCGATGCAAAGTTAGATTGCCGTGAAAAGAGAAAAGCAAAGATGACTTCAAATACAGCCTGAATTTAACCTGAATTTGCTTTTGAGTATGATTTTACGCTAAAAATCGGACTTAAATAGGGTTTCAGAAGTGCTTTTTGTCTTATATCCGTTACTCTGCGTTGTGGGTTTGTTTCGACCGACAAAGAAGGCTGTTTCAGACCATTTGCAACGGCATGGGTAGTATATGAGTTTGTTTGTGCTTCACTTCCGCTTAGCCTTGGTTGAAGCACTTTGTTTCTCTGCCTTCTTGCGTGCAGCCTCCCAGTCTGCTTTTAGATAGTAGTTGGCTCTTCCACCTTTGAATTTACGGATTCTCACTCCATGAGTTTCTGCAAATCTGCGTACCTGTGTCTTGCCCAATCCGTAGAGCTTCATGATGTCGAAGCAGGTGTACCAGTCATCGGAAATGTTCTTTCCCTGTTCTTCATTGTAAAGTCCGATGACCCTCTCCACATCTTCTTTCTTGAAGCAGGTCGTTCCCCATGCGTGGACTGATTGTAGTTGGTAGCGGTTGCGGACTTCATAGAATCTGCCATACTTAATATCAAAGGTGCTCAACACCTCTGCCATCGTGTAATGGGTGTCGTGGCTTACTCCATCAGGTGCTATCTCCCCAGCCTTGGGGGTCTTGCGACACTTTGCCAACTTGTTGGCTGAACCTGTTTCGGCATCTTTCAACCTTTGTGCCTTCTTGGGAGTTGTCCCTTCCAACGATAGGGAAGAAGGGAGAACCACCTGATAACCTTGTCCCTTGGCTATTTCAAGAAGGTCTTGCAAATAGATCCTGGTCATGCGTGTACCGAAATTTACGGCTCTTAGCCTGCCTTGACGAATAAGACTGCGTACTGTCTTGACGCTGATGCTTACTGCTTGCGCTGTTTCCTCTACGGACATCAGCACGATTGGAATGCGAGTTGTAGTATTCATTTTTACCGTTATTTTTGAATTTTGCAGTGACTCATGGGGGATGGTCCTTGACGGAAACTTTTAAGAGGAAACAAGGGGAAACAAGGGGAAATAAGAACCCTCATTAAGAACCGTGTGTCCCTCTGCCCATGGTACAACCGTGGTACAAAATTACTATAAACGGATGAAACTCGCAATAGGCGGTTGGAGCGTTATGTTAATGAATATGTATTGAAAATGAGCTATTTATGACGTTTCTCTAAGTTTTGTTTGGAGTTCTTTTAGATGCGTTTTAGTCCATATGACATGCATGTGGAACGACTTGCCGCTGCCCGAAGGACCCAAACAAAAAAAGTTCGAGTTGTCGGTCAGCTTCTCCTTTCCCTCCTTTCCTGTGATGTCGATGGCTACGGGCACACCTTGGCGGTCGGTATAGTATATCTTCAGCGGGGTGTCCTCATTATGCACGATGCGCTCCTTGTACATCAGACAGGTGGCGGCATCGCCGAGGGTGAGGAATCGGTCGTAGTCGGCATTCATGCCATAGCAGTTGCCGGGGAAAGAGTTGACGAACAGCTCCAACTGGTTGTAGGCCCGCTTGCTGATGTGGATGCCCATGCGCGAGAAGGAGTTTTCGAGATGGTTGGTGCATTTCTGTATGTCGGTGTCGCCGCTCACTGCCACCACGAGGTTGTAGTGGGTATAGACGAGCTGCTTGCTCTCACGGGCTATCACCTCCTGCACACGCTTGATGTCCTCTACAGCCATCAGGTTGCTGGGGTTGGGCATGGAGGCATGGCGGTTTTTCTTCTTGTCGAGTAGGGCAAGCTCACGCTTCTGGTTGGGCACGAACACCATCTGGTTGAACACCACGCAGTCGGCTCCGGGCACGCTATCGACGATGCTCACGAGATCAACGGGCATACTGGTGTTGTTCACCTCGATATTTGCGTAGGGACGGATGACCGACGGCAAGTTGGCATAATCCACATCCACAAGGCTATACACCTTGCAGCTACGGTCCCCCATGCCGATGGTCTCGTCATCGACCTTGAAGTTGGTCATCGACACCACCTTGTCACGGAAGTTCATGGAGAAGAAACGGTCCACATACTCGCAGGCTTCCGTTTTGCCGAGGAATCGGGACTTCACGCCGGCATCCCTCAGCTGGTCGTGCACCTTGCGTATCTTCACCAAGAAGTCACGCCATTTCTTGTTGTCGAACGACATCAGACGGCTCTTCTTGTTCTCCTGTGTGATGGTGAGGTAGCAGACGCTGTCGGTAAAGGGTCTGCCGTTGAAATAGCGGAAGTAACTCTCGCTCAGGAACTCATGATTTCCACCGTTCTCTTCCTTGAATGCCTTCCTCACAAACACGTCCTGCTTGTGCAGCGCATAGCCTTCGCCCAAGGTCTGGGCAAGGGCGGCGAAGAGGTGGGTGAACTCATAGTAGGCCTCGATGTTGGCGGAATACTTCTGCACAGGGTTCTCCATCTTCAGAACAGCGGAGTATTCGCCCGTCTTGGTATAGAGCACGCCGATGCCATCCACTTCCTCGATGGAGAAGTAGATGTCCTGGAAGATGCGCTTGCGCTTCCCTCCCGTGCCGAATGCCTTGACACTGATGGCCATGCCCACGCAGATGGCTGAGAATATGAGTATGATGTATAGGGTCATTGTTCTTTTTCTTTTTTAATCGCAAAAAGGCGGGCGCACCCTCATGCGTGATGCCCCCACCTCCATTCACTTACAATCATTGATAGCTTTCCACTTGGACATAATGGATTCTCTTTTTTGTTTTACACTTTCTTTGAATAGGCATAGATGAATATGCCGTTGTCACTCTTCTTGCTGTGCAAGCCCTTGCGCTGCTTCATGACGATGAGAACGCCACCGACAGCTACGGCGAGGACTAGCAGCACGAGTCCTGCCACGAAACCGAAGATGCAGTAGCCGAGGATGAAACCCGCAACGGCTCCTCCTGCGGTGGCTGCCGCCCAGTAGATGTAGCGTCCCTGCAACCCGAAGAACTCCAATGGACGTTGCAGTCCCTTGAAAATGGGATAATCCGGAAAACGCTCTTGCTTTGTATCTGCCATAACTGTCAGTGTTTTAACGTTCTACATACTCACAATCTCACGCTGCGTTTAACCTCCAATGCCGAAGAACAGAGGCAGTGCCTGGGCTGCTGCAATGAGGAAAATACATGCGCCGACGACCATCATGATCTTCTTTTTCACGTCCTGTTCCTCGTTGTTCATGGCGATGTAAACGCTTATGGCTCCGACAATTGCAACGACACCTGCAATGGCATAGCAGAGCTTCACCACGATAGGTACATACTTGGCAATCTCCTCCGTCACTGTGGTAAGCGCGGTCGTTCCTGCCGAGTAGTCGCCGGCTGCGTTCTGTGCCATTGCTGCGGTGGTGCCGACAAGCAACATCAGGGCGAGCGTTTTCATGCGCTGTGAAGAGAAGAATCCCTTCACCTTCTTGTTAATCCTTTCAAACATTCTTTTTACCTTTTAATTTGTTACACTTTGAGTTATCTTATCTCGTATCACCTGTATCTCAAATCTGATAACCGAAGAAAGCGGGGAAGACGATGGTCGCTCCTATGAGGAACAGGCAGGCTCCCACCAGCATCATGATGTTCTTCTTCACTCCTTCTTCGCCCGTATTCATCTTTATATATATCTGCAAGGCGCTGACTATGACCACGATGCCCGCCACTGCATAGCACAGATAAACGATATAGAGCATCATCGTCACGGCATAGTCATGGGCACTCGCAAGTGCGTCCGCTCCCCAGCTGTAGTCCACGTTGCCACACTTAGCACTGGCCAGAGCTGGGGTTAAAGCGGCATATAATGATAGAAATGCACTTCTTGTTTTTGACATCATATCTCATTATTGAGTGATTCCACCTTGACCATGTCACGTCCATTGTGACAAAGACCGCGGGCGATGATGGTGTTGTTCAATTCTTCCGAATACATGGGGTCGGAATAGGTGGTATTCACTTCCTCCATCTTCTTCTCGATTGCGCTTTGTATCTTTTCAAGCACATGAGGCTTGCTCTCTTCCGCAGTGGCGGCTGCCTCCTCTGTAGGCTCTGCAAGCTGCTTCTCCTCGTAGGCTGTCTCATATTGGTTGTCGCCTACGCTGAAACCACCGTCGCTCTCGCTGACCGCTATCGACTCTTCCTCGTCGGTCATGTCACTGACATCAAACGACTCGCCCTGTGACTTCTCGTCCTTGGGCTTTCCGTACAGATCCTGCACGATGATGACCGTATAGTAGATGACATAGATTATGGTCACGACAATGGCGAATATTACAAATGACTTCATATTTTCAAGTTTGATTTTACTATGGTTTGGCTTATTGCCGATGCAAAGGAACTACCTTTTCTTCAATCTTAAACCGAAATGACTTTCCGCGGAGCCAAATCTTAACTCTAATTTTGATTACACTCGCAATCATACTCAAAAATCAAACTCAAAAGGCACAAAAAAAGCCCTTCCGATAGGGAAGAGCTTGTAAAGAGGGTGGATGAAAAAAATGTGGATGGCTATATGGTCAGGTACTTGCCATGGGAGAAGTCCTGATGTTCGTTAGAGAAAACATAGCCCAACTGGTTGGACAAGCATTGGGTGTTGCCTATCCTGGCATCGATGTTGGTGTGCGAATGTCCGTATATCCAATAGTCTATGCCGCTATCGGTGATATAGTCCTCCAACTCTACGGTGAACGCCACGTTTGCCTTGCTGCCTTGAAACTTTGGGTGGAGCATACGGAACGATGGTACATGATGGGTGACAACAATCTTATGGGCTGCTTGCGAATATGCCACTGCATCCTTGATAAAGGTGAGGCAACGTTCATGCTCAGCATTGAATTGGGCATGGGTCATCAGCTCACCTTTATATAATATACGGCGGAAGTCGCTTATCACTTGCTCGGTGAAGTAAGCGTCCTCCAAAGGAATCCTCGACCAAAGGGTGGAGAGGATGATGTCGGTGTCGCCAATCCTCGCAATACCGTTGTAGTGGCTGAATACATTGGGACGTACCTCCAAGAGATAGCCGTCGGGCAGTGTCGCCACATCATAATATTTGTAGAACTCATGGTTGCCCATGCAGCAATGCACCTCCTTGTAGTTCTCCGATGCCCAGTCCCAAAAGGGATGCTTGGAGTAGTTGTCATCGCCGAGATAGCCGATGTCGCCGGCAAGCAGCAGTATGTCGCCCGTCACCTCCAAGGGGTGGGCTTTCAGATACCGCCAATTGTCGGCAAACTCCAGATGCAGGTCGGATGCGTATTGTATCTTCATATTGGTCATGCTTCTATAAACAATTCATCCAGTTGATCTAACAGTCCGGTCACAAATGCCTCGTCTTGACCGAGTGACTTTGACAATGGTTCTGCGAGAGTTGACCAGTCGGCTCTGATGGAGGCGACAAACTCCCTTATACATGCCACTATTGAAGCAGGAGCCTCAATGTTGTCCTCAGTCATTATGACCACATTTTTCAGGATGTCCGAACGGTGCTTCTTGATGTCTTTGGTGTTCACATGCTTGCCGTCCCGCTTGTCTGCCATGAGATTTAGGTAGGCTCTTGCCTTCAGTGCTATCAAGGCAGCGGAATTGGCATGGCGTATGCCATCAGTCAGTTGGCTGTGTGCGATAGTAAAGTGATAGTAATCATCGTCCATGATGATGGCACTAAGACTCGACACATCTTCATCAGTCGGGATAGGTTCTATGACAAATCCCTTTGGCTCTCCAAGCACGTCGGGGTGGCGTGACAGCAGTTCTATCATCTCGGGATAGCCGTCTTTACCATCAAGGAAACGATACATTTCATACCTTGGTGGCTCACCAGCCTCCTGTTTCCTCTTTTCAGGTCGATAGCCAGCCTCCCGCACAAACTGCCAGAAGCGATTGGCGAAAGCCTCGGTCATGTTCTCTACGATGACTATCATGTCGATGTCGTGTGTGGCGCGTGGACGCACCACGGTATTGGTCATGGTGATGTCACAGGCTGCTCCGCCTATCACCACATAGTTTTCTGAGTATTCCGCAAATGCTTCACGGAACTTGACTAATCCTTCCATTTCTGTTCACTGATTATTCGTTCTACTTCTTTTTCTACTCTCGGATCATCATCATCTCTCAACGAAAGGACAAGGGAAAGGCGATCAACCCACTGGCTTTTGTCGCCCATTTTGCTGACAACAGGGTATTTCCATACCTCTATGATATAGTTGCCGTCATAGATGTTGGGATTCTCCATGACATCAGCCGACTTGACGGCACGATATTCCTTGCTTGTCATCATTATCATCTCTTCCCGGTCACGATTAAGCATGGAATAATGTGCCAGGGCATTGATGCCGCATACGGGGTATTCCGCATCCAAGCGTATGTCATCGCAAAAGATGCGGTTCTCCACAGGTGACAGCAAGACGTTCTGAGCCTTGTCCCACAGTTCCTTGCCCTTCAACTCGAAGTGTACCACCTTGCTGCGCTGTCCGTTCTGAATCTTTTGACACAGTCCTACATCTTCAAGACAGGTGACACCCAACGTGACGCTTTCGTAAGAATATGGAAGCAACGGTGCAATATCCCTTGGCGACATTCCTTCAATACTGCCCACCTGTAGGTGATAGAGTAGTATGTATTGCGCCACAGGGGTCAATACTTCGGCAATCTTCCTGTTGCTTGTCTTCTCCAATGCTATGATGCCTGGCAGATGGGCATATTCCTCGGACATGACAAAGAAGACTCCTTTGTCTGCCAGTCTGTGTCGCTCGTAGGTGGGTCCGGGCGCAAGGATAAACACCGCAGGCAGTCCCAGGGCTTCGGTCAACCGCTTGCCCGTGATGGCGCAAGTCCGTGGAGAGGGATTGCCCTTCTTGGGCTCAACGAACAGCAGGGGCGTGCCTTGGTATGTGCCATCATAGAAACGGTATGAGAGTTTCTCGCCAACCGTGATGCCTTTCAGGCTTTCCTTGGCACGAGGTTCCACCTCAAAGCGTCTGCCCAATATCCTTATTTCTTTTTTCAATTCCATTCTGCTACATTTTAATAATGTATTAAAACGATGCAAAAATAAGGATAATAATTGAGAATCAAGCATGTTTGGGCGAAAAAGTGCAGATTTGATATGTAATTTCAATGCTTTTGAGCCATTTTTGCATCAAATGATGGTGTTTTCGTCTTTATAATGTCATTCAGATGCCGTTCGTTTCTTCCTCATCAGATAGTCGTTGACATCCTTGTAGTCGGCATATCTGAAGGACTCGTCCGTCACCCTGTACTCGAATACATTGCTGATGCTCTCAACCGTCTTGCGTCCTGCCTGGTCGTTGTCGAGGAAGCAATGGATGTGGGTGTAACGGTCAAGGTAATGCAATGCCTGTTTGAGGTTGGCGACTGAGTTCAGTATCATATAGTCGCAAGGGCTTTCAACGACAAACCATCGGTCTTGCTGTTTAACGAGGGTCATATAAGCAAGGAAGTCCATGAAGCCCTCAAAGACCAGACAACCGTTTTGCCACTCGTTGAACGTATGGGCAAGCAGGGTGATGTCCTTATGCCCGATGCAGCCCTTGAAATAGGGATTGCGCACCTCATGTCCTTCACTCAGATTGCCAAAGGCAATGCCATAGTAATGTTTTTGCTCAACCTTGTAGTGTATCTCCCTGCAATACATCCTGCCAATGGTGATGTCTATCCGTCGGCTACTGAAATAGGACAGCAGAGAATGGTTGCTCAGTGGGAGCAGCTTCACATCGTTCATCTTGGTTGTCGTGTATTCCTTGGCTGCGATAGCGGTCTCGATTGCCTTATCCACAGTGGCAATACTCTTGGACGCAAGGTAGGCAAGGGCATCGGAAACGGATTGTTTGTTATACATACGCTTTACCAGCTCCACAAGGTCACCGCCCTCCTTAATGGCGTAGTCGTACCACAGGTTCTCCTTCTTGCTGACCTTGAACGATGCGGTCTTCTCGTCCCTGAAGGGTGACAGATACCAGTAGGCATTGCCCTTCTTCTTTTTCAGCGTTACATTCTCCTTGTCTAAGAAGTCTATAATGCTCAGTTTCTTCGATTGTTCAATATTCATTGTACTTTCATTTGTTCGGTTTTACTTTGTCCATGGAAACAGTTTACTTTACCCTTTCTCCTATATAGGCACACCCGTAAACTAAACCATTTGCTAAACTACTTTTCCGCTTCCCAATTCAGCCTCCGATTTCGGTTTACTTTGGCCTTATTTCTTATATATAGGTACGGACGTAAACTAAACTGGTTTCTGAACTGTTTTTATTCCTCTTCATGGAACAGGTCAATCTCGGCAGGTGTATATCCGAAATAGTAATGATTATCCCGCTTCACTATGAGCTTTTGCTCGTTAATCAGGTATTTCAGCATTTTGATGATGACGCTTCTGCCACGCTTAAAGCCAATGTCTGCATAGGCTTGCGTTAATTCCTCCACCATGCGATCGAATCCTTTGATAGGTTTCTCCTTGAATGCAGCCGTCAGCGCCTCGTTATGCTGTTCGGATGTCAAGTCTTGGTAAGTAAACCTTGACGGTTGCTTGTCACCTTCTTCCTTCTCCGGCGTGTGCTCGACAATCTCTGGCAACCCTTCCTCATTGACTGTAAAGGCAAACGGCTTGAACTCCTTCTCACGGATGTGCATCGCCTTCACCTCGCTGATGTCGGGATTGGTGGTGCTCTTGGTGATGACAAGCACCGTCTCTGCCTTGTTGTTCATCTCCGTACCGATATGCCCGCGCACGTTATTGTCGCCCTTGTTCTGATGCAATACGCAATGGATGTGCAGGTCATACTTTGATGACCATTCCATCATCTTGTTGATGACCTCGACCGATTCTCCCGCATTGTTGATGTCGAGAAGCAGGTCTCTGATTCCGTCGATGATGACCAGTCCATAGCTTTGGTCTTGGGCAAGCGCATAGTCTATGACCTCTATCCTGACGGAGGGCGTGTACTCTCTCAGACAGATAAAGTCAAGGTTCTCGTTGTCGATGCTTGTAGGTAGACCAGCGAGCTTCAGGATGCGCTCCAGCACATTATGGCAGTGATAGCGGCTCTGCTCCGTATCTACATACAGTATCTTGCGTTTCCCCTCTGGCAGACTGGCGCGATAGTTCAGTACCTTGCCGTTGGCGAGGGAAGCGGCTACCAAGGCAGACACGTTGAAGGTCTTTTTCGCCTTTGCCTTACCAGTAGAAGCACTGAAGTTGCCCAATGTGGCTATGCTGGAATTATCAACCCATATAATCTGAGGAGGTGTTTTATAAGTATCTGTTGCCTTTATCAACGATTCGCTCAATATGCGATTGAGACGCTGTACTCCTTCCTCTTTTGAGTTAGGCTGTACATGTTTGTTATTTTCTTCCATTTTCATTCTTTCGGATTATCAATTTCTATTTTCGTTACCATTCCAATGACCTCTTGTTTGTTTTGGAGCAGCCACTTGTCGATTTCTTCTCTATTAAAATACAGCATTTTTCCCCTTGGCTTATAGTGTGGAACTTCTTTTGCGGCTGTAAGTTTGTATAGCAGGCTTTCAGAAACACCAATATACTTACATGCTTCGTCAAACCCCAAGACGGTTTTGGTCTGCTTGACCATCTTCTCCAATTCCTCGATTCGCTCTATTAGTTTGTCAATAGGTCCCAAAGCCTCCAAACTGTCTTCTATTGCGACAATTCGCTCATAGAGTCTAAAATGTCTTTCATTCATGTGTCACGTACCTTAATTAAATTGTTTACAGACAGTAGCACGGTTATATTAGCCGTCTATTCTTTCTTTGTGTAGATAGTACATATTCCTCTGCTTCTCTTTGAATCTCGTTCTTCGATTTGCCCTTGGTTCCTTGAAGCCATTCATCTATCTCAGATTTGAGGAACATGATGCGTTTGCCTCTCTTGTGAAACGGTATTTCCCGATTGCTTGTCCAGCAATATATGGTATGCTCTACCGGATGTGTTGGGAGATAAGCACATAATTCAGCAACCGTAAACCATGTTTCTTCTTTTTCTGATTGAACAAGTTCATATATACCATCAATCTTGTCTTCTAATGATGACAGCTTTTTCAGTACCCCCGTTATAGCGTTGGGAATATCTTCAAATCTTATACTATTTTCTTCCATGCTAATTATTTTTTATGATTTTTGATGCAAAGTTATGGGGAGACTGTCACTAAATAGAAAAAGTAACGTGATAGTAAGGCAGTATCAACCAAACTATCACGTTTTTACTTTCATTTAGCAGAATTATTGTGATTTATTCCTCTCTTAATATCTGTTCGATGGATTTGCAGATGGCATATTGACTTGCTGTCATGGAAACGTTTCTTCTTATCCTTGAAAGAGAAGAGGAAAGACAACTTGAAGTTATGAATTTCTCTGTTCCATCCTTTTTGATACTGGTTAAGAAGCGACCTTCTCCCATGACATATTGCCAATTATTGTTTATCAAATGGTATTGAGCCATAGCGTCAAACAGTACGGCTACATTACGTACATTCTTTACACGGATAGATGCGTCCAAGTCGCACTTGAATAGGCGACACAACTCGCTACGCACATCACTGTTGTCGGCAAAATCAAATATGTCGTGACTTTGGACAAGTTCTACCAACAAATCCATCTGTCTGTCTGACAATTGGCATCCCAAAGTGAGGATGGACGATTTCTTTCGGGTAAGGATTGGCAGACCAGTACCCACATGTTGAAGAAACAACTCAATAAGTTCCTGCTTGGAATAATCTTCTTTTTTCTTGATTATTGACACACACTTAGAGTCTCTAAACAAAGTACCAATAATGCCAATTGCCATCTGTCGCGAGTTCTTACAACGTGCACAATCACAGTCAATATATTGGTGACTGCGCTCAAATAGTTCTATGAAGTACTCTGTCTTCATATGATTCTTTTCAGCTTGAAGATACCAACTTCTTGCGATCTCAAACAACTCATACAGTTCTCTGTAGAAGTCTTCTGTACACTCCACATGTTTGTGGACACGCTTGCTCTCTTCAAAAAGAGAGAAGCCAAAAAAGGCTGTCTTTTTTCATTTTTATCTGTTTATTGTTATAAATGTTTGGTTTCCACGAAAGGTTAAAGTGCCAAAACAATAGCATCATTACATAGAATGTTGAAAATGAAAGGCACTAAAAACCACCTGTACAATAAAGGACTTATTGATACAAGTGGTCTTCTATACTAAGTGCTAACAAATGATAATCACTATTCATCTATGTCCAACTTAAAAGCTTCTGTAGCTTCATCTTTCTTCTTGTCAATTACTTTTGCGTAGATTTGCGTGGTTTTTACATTGGTATGCCCTAACATTTTGCTTACGGTATATATGTCTGTACCGTTAGCCAATTGTAACGTTGCATAGGTGTGGCGGAAGCAATGAAAGGTGATGTGCTTGGTAATCCCTGATGCTTTTACCCACCGTTCCAAAGGCCTAGATATCCATGAAGGGTCAGGCAGTCCGGCAAACACCAACAGTTCTCCGTCTTTCTTGCGCTCACCGCAAAGCTTGTATGCCTGTGGCGATATAGGCATGTATTCAACGCCCTTAGTCTTCTGCTGAGTGAAATTGAGACGGTACCCACCATTGTATTCTTCAACCTCTGACCATTTAAGCTTTTGAATATCGCTATGTCGCATTCCTGTCAGTGCAGAGAACAAGGCTGCCCGTTTTAGTATATCATCACACGGAGTCTTTGCCAATATATTAAGTTCTTCCAGTGACAGATACTCTCTTCGAGCACTCTGAAACATGATATTTTTAACCTTGGCAGCAATATCACAATTCAGATAGCCATCCACGAAAGCTTGTTTGAGTGCCGCCTTGAAGATAGAGAAGTACGTCGATGCCGTATTCCTTGAAATAGTTCCTTTCTTAGAACCACCCTGCGGTGCCTTTATCAAGAAGGAACGGAATGCCTCAATATACTTCATGTCAATCTGCGAGAACTGTATGTAGTCACACTTGGCAAACATTGACAACAGTGTGTGCAATCTGCGCCAGTTGACAACTATCGATTCTGACGCAGTTTCCTCTCTTTCTTTGATTAACTTCTCAATATACTCCAGAACATTGCATTTTGAGCGTTCGCTTTGTTCTGCCATTTCCATTTGCTGGTCAGTAAAGAGAGCCATGTTGTCGTACTCTTTTTGACGCAGGACTCGAACGCCATCCGCATAAAGGCAAGTTTCCATATCTTGCTTGGATTTACACTGAATAACGCCATTGTCATCTCGCTTGGGCTTGTACTTTATTCTACCAGCAACGGCTCGCTCGCTTCGTCGTTTATCCCATATAGGGGTAGTAATAGACCTCCTGAGATATTCACGCACTCGTTTGGGTTTGTCATTTCCCGTCTCATAAACAGGATAAGCTTCAAGATAGATGAACCACTCATCTCTCCACTCACTTTTCTTTAATTTGACGGAGACTTTAGTATAATCTAATCTTTTCATAATGGTTTTATATCTTTATAAAGTTTGTCTATTGATTCCTTGTGAGCATACACATAATTACCGATTTGCCGGGTCGGTATTGAGTATTTTCGTATATGAGCATACACGGTGCTGTCATCCAGATGAAATTTCTTGGAAATCTCACCTATTGTATAGCAATCCTCTGGTTCCATGCGGTACATGGTAACTGGTTTCCTTGGCTTGGTGTCAAGCGGAGACTGTCTTAACGGAAACAGATTCATTAGTTCTCCTTTGCATACAAGTCGTATTCCTTTCTCTGGCTCAATGAAGGAAATCTTTTTCATGTAGATGAGCCTATAAATGGTTGAGCGGCTTGCACCAAACATAGCATACGCTTCCGTTATGCTGATATACTCTTTAGACTTGGGCATATTGCTTACAATCTTGTCCAGTTCAAGTTGGCGTTTTTCTTCATCATGCTTACGCTTCCACGCCACCTTGGAGCATTTGGGTGAACAATACCAGGACTCCAAAGTCCTTGCGAAGAACTCTTCTCCGCACACAGGACATTTCCGTACTATCTTATACTTTGCTACTGCCATAATTCATTCATTTTGTAGTTCTTAATATCTATTCTTCTCATCATATCTACTTTTTCTTACAGGTACAAATAAGGTACAGATGTTTATAATAATAACGCAAAGATAGCAATATTATTGTGTACGGCCAAAAACAAGAAAAGCGTGTAACTCATTGAGCTACACGCTTTCCATTTGATATTGTATTCTTATTTCTCTATGTGCTTATTTCACTTCCTCAAAGTCAGCATCCTGAACATTATCGTCTTGTTTGCCATTATTTTGTCCGGCATTTGACTGACCTGCGTTCATATCCGGACCGGCCTGTGCACCACCTTGTGCACCGCTCTGAGCATACATTTCGGCACTTGCAGCCTGGAATGCAGTATTCAGTTCAGCCATAGCGCTATCGATAGTTGTCATATCCTGAGCTTTGTGAGCATCTTTCAGTTTCTGGAGAGCAGCCTCGATCGGAGCTTTCTTATCTGCCGGTAACTTATCACCCAATTCCTTCAACTGAGTCTCAGTCTGGAAGATCAAACTGTCAGCCTGATTCAGTTTATCAATCTTCTCACGTTCTTTCTTATCAGCCTCTGCATTAGCCTCAGCTTCAGCCTTCATTTTTTCGATTTCCTCTTTGCTCAAACCGCTGGAAGCCTCGATACGGATAGCCTGTTCTTTACCAGTAGCCTTATCCTTTGCAGATACTTTCAGAATACCGTTGGCATCGATATCGAAAGTTACCTCAATTTGAGGAACGCCACGACGTGCCGGAGCAATTCCAGTCAGATTGAACTGACCGATTGATTTATTTTGTGCAGCCATCGGACGTTCACCTTGCAGAACGTGAATGGTAACTTCTGTCTGATTGTCGGCAGCAGTAGAGAATGTTTCGCTCTTACGTGCAGGGATTGTAGTATTAGCGTCAATCAATTTAGTCATCACACCACCCAGTGTTTCGATACCCATTGACAACGGAGTAACATCCAACAATACCACACCTTTGATTTCATCAGTCAGCACAGCACCCTGAACAGCAGCACCTACAGCTACAACTTCATCCGGATTAACCCCCTTTGAAGGAGTTTTACCAAAGAAATCTTCAACCAGCTTCTGTACAGCCGGAATACGAGAAGAACCACCTACGAGGATTACTTCATCAATATCCGAGTTACTCAAACCTGCATCCTGCATTGCTTTCTTACAGGGTTCAAGACAAGCCTGAATCAAGTTGTGAGCCAAAGATTCAAATTTAGCGCGAGTCAGCGTCTTAACCAAGTGCTTAGGTACACCACCTACCGGCATAATATACGGCAAGTTGATTTCAGTGCTTGTAGAAGATGACAATTCAATCTTCGCTTTTTCAGCAGCTTCTTTCAAACGCTGCATAGCCATCGGATCCTGAGTCAGGTCGGCACCTTCATCGTTCTTAAATTCCTGAACCAGCCAATCGATAATAACCTGGTCAAAGTCATCACCACCCAAATGGGTGTCACCATTTGTAGAAAGCACCTCGAATACGCCGCCACCGAACTCCAAGATAGAAATATCGAATGTACCTCCACCTAAGTCGAATACGGCAATCTTCATATCTTTATGAGCCTTATCAAGACCATAAGCCAACGCAGCCGCTGTCGGTTCGTTTACAATACGTTTAACCTCCAAACCGGCAATCTGTCCGGCTTCTTTAGTTGCCTGACGCTGCGAATCAGAGAAATATGCAGGAACGGTAATCACAGCTTCTGTTACTTCTTGTCCCAGATAATCCTCAGCTGTTTTCTTCATCTTCTGCAGAATCATTGCTGAAATTTCCTGTGGAGTATACAGGCGTCCGTCAATATCCACACGTGGAGTGTTGTTATCACCTTTCACTACTTTATAAGGAACGCGTGCTATTTCTTTTTGTACCTGATCCCAATTCTCACCCATGAAACGTTTGATAGAGAAAATTGTACGGGTAGGGTTCGTGATAGCCTGACGTTTTGCAGGATCACCGACTTTACGTTCTCCGCCATCTACAAATGCCACAATAGAAGGAGTTGTACGTTTACCTTCACTATTTGCAATTACTACAGGTTCGTTTCCTTCAAATACAGAAACACAAGAGTTTGTAGTTCCTAAGTCAATACCAATAATTTTTCCCATGATCGTTATTCTTTTATTTATTATTATTTCAGTTTCTTTTGTCCGGTTGTTCCCGCACCCCCTTCAGGAGTTTGTCTTAAGCGGACGACTATAAAAAAACAAACCTTGTGCCAAAAGGTTGAGTAAGATCGAAAATGACAGGACTCTGACAGAAAGTCAGATTTTGACATTCTATTGTCACTTGAAAGATGAAAAAGAGTCAAAGTTACAGGGAAAATGAAATAATAATTCCCCGCCCTGTAACAGACGAGGAATTATCGTTGAGATGAAAAAAAGAAAAAGTAATAGTTAGATCCTGTTTTCGAACATCTCTTATTTCTCTACAGCCATCGATATGTCTCTGACAGCAACAAACCTAAGGATGGACTTAGAAAAGCGTTCAATTTTTGTTCATACAAACTTGTAGATTCAAACAGGTTCTTAAAATTTTTCAATCCATTCTTCAGGTACAGCAACACGAAAACATCCCATAGAATGAAAACGGATCCTTATCCGAAACCCTGTGTCCGAAGTATCCAGTTCGCCCACTAACCCAGTCAAAGGACCTCCTGTAACACGAACCATTGTGGCGGATTCCAAGCAATCGGGTATCCATTCCACGGCGGTATCCATTTGAGAAAACAAGAGTTGATAACTTTCCACCTGCCATTCCGGAACACGATAATCCCAGATGTTTTGAGGAATAATCAATCCTGATATTCCGGATAACTGCCGAATGTCGGACAATGACGTCCAAATAAGGACGCAACGAGCTATTTGTGGACATAATGCCTCCCTGGAACGTCCCTGCCATTGATAAGTAATTTTACGTAGTGGAAGATAGTTTCGGACTTTCCGCTGATCCAGTTCTTGCTTCACGCGTTGCTCTGCCCGAGAAGCAGTAAAAGCAAGATACCAATGACATGACTGTTTTTCTGTCATTTCGGGCCTTTCGTTTGTATTCATCTATTTCTTATTTTGTTAAACTCACCATCGAAGCAACCATCGCAGCTATAGAAGCAATGGAGCTACTCATGCCAACAGCTCCTGCCGTAGTCATTTTCTTCCGTTCTCCTTTGCTGGGCACAATTATTTCACACCCAGGTTCAATGGCATTTGCCGTATTTCTTCTCAATCGGGAGACTGTACCATTCATATATACAACATAAGCACGCCGTTTCAAGGCCCGGTTTCCAAAACCACCGGCTTGTCCTATATAATAATCAATTCCACATCCTTTCTGATAAAGCACAGTATTGGGGTACATCACAGCACCGTTAACAGTCACGGTACTGACATACTTAGGAACAAAAAGTACGTCGCCCTCCCGTAATACCAGATCTTCATCCGATTTCGGCTTTGCCAGAGCTTTTTCAAGTTCAATACCGACAGAGTAAGTCTGATCCACTTCCAAAGAAGATAAAGAGACCGAATCTTTTCCGGTTCCCTTTGTTGCAAACCGAACTGCATCTTGCTTTTGCCGGATTTCATCCACTGTCATCCTGCGCATCAGACGCGCACCTTTCGCATAGGCGCTCTTCGATAACCCTCCGGCTTTTGCTATCAAGTCACTCAGCCGTTCATTCTTTTTAGTCAGCGCATAGTTTCCTGTAAATGTAACTTCCCCATTGACCGTCACATTTGCCTGCTTTTGATACCCTGGACTTCTACGTACAAACACCATATCATAAGGTTCCAATTTCAGTGTATTGCTCTCTCCTATCAACAGTCCATTTTTCAATTCTACTGTAAAGCTTTTCCCTATCACAGTAGAAGAAGAAACACTTTTAGGATCTTTAATTCGTCGTGACACATCGATACGAACAGTCGAAGCCGATTCCAATAATCCGCCAGCTTTTAAAATCAAGTCCTGAACACTCATATTCCGCGCAAAGGGAAAATAGCCCGGTTTTGCCACGTCACCATAAATGAAGAGAACTCCTTCTTCTTCCAATTCCTTTATACTTGAGATATAGAGTACATCATTCTTTTGCAGAGGTAAATCGGGTGCAGTTCCTTCCATAAGTTTTTTCAGATCAACAGGAATCATTTCATGAGACAAATCTTCACGCTCCCGCCTCAACAAGGCTCTATTAAGAAAAGCATCTCCACGAAGACCTTCCGCCTGTTGTATCAGCCGCTTTATAGTCCCCGTCACACTATCCAACTGATACATGCCTGCACGATAAACCGCTCCATGAATTTCTACTTTATTTGAAAAACGTCCCAATACCGCCTCAACGGACACTTCATCGTTATCAGTCAGAATAAAGTTATCGTAATCCTGTTGGTCCACATTATATATTTGCTTCTCCCTTCCGCTACGACGCACCAGACGGACCGTATTCCGATAAGCATCTCCGGTAAATCCACCCGTATAACCAATCAAAGTAGCTAAACTTTCTCCATGTTTCATTTCATAGATCATCGGTCTCTTCACCTTTCCCGATATACCAACCAAATTTTCATAAGGGGATACCAAAATCACATCTCCTTCCGACAAACGTATATCATCTGTAAGTTTTCCTTTCATAATATACTCATACACATCCACATCAGCTACTTTCATACCACTTCGTACGACTTGAATGGTTCGTAAACTGCCTATACGATTAACTCCTCCGGCACGATACAAAGCATGAAACACCGATGCAAAAGCCGATAACCGATACGTACCGGGAACTTCGACCTCTCCCATCACATTGACCATAATGGAACGTATTTTTCCTAACGTCACCTTGATATGTGCCGATTCTCCGGAGATAGCTGCATAAATCTTACTAAATTCATGCCGCAAATACCGTTCAGCCTCCTCCATATTCATACCACTCAGGTAGATAGGACCGATATTCTCCACCATGATATTACCTTCCGGAGAAATAGTCTCTCGTACCGTATTTTCCGAAGTTCCCCATACATCGATAATCACTTCATCCCCCGGCCCCAACCTATAATTTTCCGGAGTAGGAATATTTAAATTTGGCTCAAATGACAAATTCCGGCTGGCAAATATATTGCGTCCAAAAAATTTTCTATACCCACCACGATCAAAATCCCCCCTTTCCCTATATTGCTGTGCCATCACTCCTCCTGCAGCAAGCACAAATAGAAAGAACAACAATTCTTTTTTACTCATCCTTCCATTTCTGGAATTAATTCTCTCAATACATACAAAAAAATAAAGAACAACAAGTAACAACATAAACATACAAAGTTTAAAATTCAAAAATTAATTACTAATCAAGCGAATAACAATATAAATAAATACAAATTACATTAAAAACACACTCAATGCGAAATCTTAAAAAACAAACATAACCTTCAGAAACCTACATCTTTCGTAGTAAAAACAATAATAAAAGCAAAGGAAGTGAAAATATCTTTTGCGACTATTATCAAGATACAAAAATGACTAAATAAAACCTACAGTGGTATAAAATTGACATTTAGGTTACAAAATTCATATTCTTAGATAATTTATCACAATCACCACTCAAACACATCATAACTCACTCCAATCCCAACATAGTGACTTACCTTATTCCCAGAAAAGCCGTATCCGACCTGTACACCCAGCCCGAACCGTTTCCGCTTTGCCCGCTCTCTGACGAACACAGTCCTCGTTTTGCTGTACACCTCTATACTATCCAGCTTTGCCCGGTAGCCCGACACATAAGCCGTATAAAGGCTATCTTTGTAGATTTTCTGCGTAATAGGCAAATACACTGTATCCCGGACTGTATCGCCCGGTACAGGGACGGGAACAACGAACGGGAACGAATCTACAACGCTTTCATAAACCGGAACGGGAACTGTACCCCAGACCGTATCAATACGATTTGTAATGATCGTATCTCTGACCACTTCACCCGGTACGCGTTCCACCCTTGTCGGGCGGAATACGATAAACAGGACAAGAATGATTATGATAATGTAAGGCAAAGATTTCATGGCCGTATGATTACAGGTTTCATAAAATTAGAGAACTCCTTCCGTACATCGAAACATGGACAAGCCTTGATATATTCAAACGGTTCTACCTCCCCATTATCATTTAAGTCAGGTGATGTATCCCGGTGTCCAAGTACCTCGATAATAGGGTAGTCTCTACAGAGCTTCTCTACCAAATCGCGCAAAGCTATTCGTTGCGCTTCTGTCCGGGTATCAGCAGCTTTCCCATTGACATCCAGGCCGCCGATATAGCAGATACCAATCGAATGTTTGTTATACGACCGCCCACTGTCCCCTTTCGTATTGCAATGTGCCCCGTCCACAGACAAGGGCCTACCGTTCTCCACAGTCCCATCAATATCTATTACGTAATTATACCCGATCTGATTAAAGCCTCTCTGTTTATGCATCCGGTCAATGTCTTTTGCACGCAAATCCTGTCCGAAGCGCGTGGCCGAACAGTGAATAATGATTGAATCAATTGTTTTCATATTGTTTATTTTTTTATTAGTTTATAAAACTTTTCAAGAGTTAAGTTGTTAAGGAGATAAAACATAACATAAATCAATAACTTTGTTGCCTTAATAGCCGTTTGTAACGCTTTTGCCTGTGAAGGTAGAAGCGTTATTTCTTGTTTTCACATTTTTAAATACAAATTCATTACACAAGCTCAATAATTATCCTTATTTATTCCCTCCATGAAAATATCTCCATGATAAAAAATATTATTATCCCACAGGTTTATAAGCATTTTTAATAGATACACAATGAACTTTTATAGGAATAAATATGCTATATAACATGCTTAAACTTTAAAAACACGGTTATGCGGTCTGTGAAGATAGTACACCGTATCTTATTGCATACAGATGAAAAACTATATCTTTCAAAATAATAAATGCATTTAAGATAAATGCTATGTGCATCCATTATTAATAAGTCAAAAACCGACTCAATTAAAAAATAGTCCAATAACAACTCCTGCTTTTTTCTTCATCGCTAATGTAACATCAGCCATTCCGTAATGATAGCCACCGAATGTTGCAACAGTGTCTCAAGAGATGATATTTATCCCAAATTGGTCAAAATATTCTAAAACAACCTCGCTAAACAATGAATTACTTTAACTATCAGAACATTACTTGTTCCAAGCACTGTAACCACATCGCTATGACTTAATTCTTGGAGTAAAAATATTGCATATATTATTCTTTTAGCGGTTTTATTAACACTTTTATTAAAAATAAAAATCGACCTTTGTATTCCAATATTTTATATTTTGTAAACTTGGTCTGGGAAGATAAAGTTATACATTTGTTTGTTTTGTTTGTGTAATTCCCCGTCGCTAAGCGTAGCGACGGGAGATTTTATCTAAACTACTCTTTCTTTCCCGAAACATTATCGAACCCCTTCAGCTTATTTATGATAGCCTTCGGGAAAAAGCCCGGGCAAATCTCTTCTACGTTCTCAATAATACTTAAGGCCTCACGTATCATTAATGCCGTACAAGTGAAATACCGGAACCAGACGAAACTATCGACCACCTGACCGGCGATCGAGAAATTACCCATCACATGTGACAGGATCAATACACAACTGTAAATGATAAGCTTACGCCCAATCATACCATATGCCTTACTACTGATGTCTTTGGATAACCAGTGCTTGACAAAGCCGAGCACCGTATCAACACATACAAGGACAATCAACCATTTGACAAACTCCCAGTCACCAAAGACATAGCGCTCAAAGAGTTCCAGCAAAGGAGAAAGAGGCAAGGCAATCAATGCAATCATCTTCAAATTTTTCATATTCTTGGATATATAAATTTAAATAGTATATTTATTATTTTTTTAAAGAAACTAATTCCCTAAAAGTAGCAAACCATCATAGCTATGATGCAACCTATGTTGATAAGAACTATTTTACTCTATATAATTTTTTTATTAGAATGTACAACAATTATACGAATTTACGTGTTATTGAGAGAACATCTTAAATAAGTATTATCAAATGCGGTATGAATAAACTACGGTTATTATTCATTTCCTTTATACCGCATCTTTCCGCCCCATCTGTGAAGACAGGGCGGATTCTTGTTACTTGGATTTAGATGCCGGTTTGGGATCTAAAGTGGCTTTTACCTCTTTGGTGATCTGATCGAATACTTCAAAGTGCGCTGCAACATTCTCCGACTCCGGAAGAGACATTTGTTTGCTGCCCGATTCTAACAGCAAATACCCGATATACCGCCCGGAGGTTACGGGTTGCTTACCTGTAGGGGTGTCAATCTCTTCCGTGACCGTTTTAATGATTTCACAATGAAGACGACTGAGATTATCGTTATTGACACTGTAGTTTACATTGTACTGATAATCTCCTGAAACGGCTTTACCGTTTACTTGAACTGCTCTTGATTCTTCTTGAAACATAATTTATTGATTTTGGGAGTTAATAATTACTTTATCTAATTCATTATAAATAGCGGTTTTCACCACTGCGAGTATCGGAGCCGGATCAACGTAATTTCGAATGATATTTGCACCTTGTTCGTCAACTTCAACTTCACCTTCTTTATATATCCGTTGGGCAAACTCCAATTCACCCAAATCGGGTGTATTACAGTAAATAGCGTTTCCTACTGTTTTAGCTACGTCGAACTCTTTAATTTCCCCGTCAATAGCTGTTTTTACTTTAATTCTTCTAAAATTGATTTTCATATTCTATTTCTTTGGAATTTATTATTGTAATCTGCGCTCACAATGGGCATTTACCAAACATTGCGACCTACAACGAACACACGGAATGGACAATCACGGGGACCCTTGTTTGCGTCAAGCATTAAAACCTCAAAATAAGAGTTGTTTTGTGTCTCTACCTGACCGAATACCCAGCCATACCCCCCTAAGCCTTGTACTAAAACAGCGTACTGCAGATGCTTCAAACTGTGGTATATCCTGTATTTTCCAGTAGCTATTTTCTGTGCACTGGTTAAGGTGCACCCGTTGCCCCATTCATTAGTGACTGTACCCGCTTGATATACATATCCGGTACACAGCATTCCGGGAGCGTTCCACTTTTCACCGCCCCTTTGGGCGAAAATATGACTTCCATACGATTCTATCGAATTTGCAGTGCCTGCGTTAGCCAAACATCTTAGAGCAAAACCGGAACTTCCGTATGATTCAATACTTAGACCACTGTAATTGTCGTTTCGTATGGACATCAATGCAGTGCGTGAAGTTGTAGGGCTGTCCCCCTCTTCGTTAATACGAAGGAATTTATTACCGGACATGTTTAACAGGATCTTAGCCTGCGAATTGCTTGCCGAAACAAGAGAGCCTCCCGATATATTCCAGGCACCGATCTTTGCACCATCAGTTACCGTAAGGTTTCCGGTTGTGATCCTCTGTGCTGAAAATGCCTGTGCCACCACTTCCGCAGCTTCAATCACATTGGCAGACAGTTTGCCGTTTGCGTTGATGGCGGCTGTCTGTTGACCTGTGTTATTTTGGAATAGCAGGTTATCGGCTTTCAGAATGATTTTTCGGGACGTGATGTTGATTCCGGTTTCGACTAAGCCGTTTTGGGTGGCGGTGACACGACCGTCTACTGTGTTGGCTTTGCTGTTCGCTGTTCCTGCTAAGGAATTGGCGGCTTCAGCTTTGTTATTGGCTGTGCCTGCTAATGAATTGGCGGAATTTGCCGTTTGTTCTACTACGCTTAATTTTGCGTGGTCTGAACTCAAAGTTAACTCAGCCGCACTTAATCGCCTACCTTGATCGTCCACTTTGTTTGCAGTTAAAGCTATGCTTTCCTGCGTCTGCTTTATTTCGGTATAGTATCCGTATGTGCGGACGGGTTCAGTTCCATCGGTGCGAACGGGGAACGATGTATTATATGAACCGTGATAATCGGTTTGATAAACGTTGATTACGTTTGGGTCAATAGTATCATCTACGGTTACGTCATACATAGAACCGCCCCTAATACCCATTCTACACGTAGACGTTTCAGTTATTTGTCCCAAATCAACAACTATCTTTGCACCCGCAGAAGTCCATGCTTTAGTATAGTCAAAGATATTGGTTACTGCTGGTAACGAACCCCAACCCGAACCGGACATCTCAAACGTTAAGTTCATAGAAAAACCGCCATCGTGAGTACCATATGAAGGTTTTCCGTATCCCGCATCAAGAGGCCTACTTATTTCAACCCTTGTTTTGTGGTAAACCGGAATACTTATAACCAACGGGAAAAACTTATTATTGTCCCATCCTCTTAAATCTATTCGCTTTGATATATGCCTATTGGTGGTACTATTAATAACACTAATATCACCAACAACAGACGTGATACTTTTTTCGGTCTGTTCGATACGTGAAGCAAGTCCGGTAACACGTCCATCAACGGTATTTATCTTTTCAACGGTGGATGTTATCTTACCTTCGACTACACTAATTTGACTATTGGTATATTCAGCGCCTTTGTAAACTGCATCCTGAAAATTGGGACTCCATGCGGTTGCAATTTCACCCGCTTCTACTTTAAAGTCTTTTACCCATATATAAGCCCAATCAATTCTTTCTATATCAACAAAATTATATACATCCTTTTGTTCCTCTGTATTTTTTGTTACGTTAAATGTATGCTTGAAATAACTCCATTGGTTATCTGCTGTTGATTTAACAATTACGTTTTCAGAATCACACACATCAATAGTAAAACCAACTGGGGTATTTTGACTACCTTTAATCCATCCGGAAACGGTATACTTACCGGGGATAGGCGGGATAATATTAGGTATCCGCATAGCTCCTCCATTACCTTGTGAACCAACCAAATAGAAACCATGCAGAGACATTTGCCTTTCAATAGTAGGAGATGGATATAAAGTATTAAGCGTTGAACTTGTGTAACTATACAAATTGTTAGCACCTATACCCAAATTTTCTACCTTAGTTTTAACGGATAGCTCGATTTTTCCCGGTATAGCCGCTAACTCGGTAGCAATATTACTAAACTCCTGTTCGATGCTCTTTCCATTTCTCAGAATGAAAATACCTTTCAGGAAACAGTTCATCGCATACAGGCCGTATCCGGAGGGTTGGAAGTCAGCCGGAAAGTCTGTATCTGTCATGCCATCGAGACAACCGAGTATAACCTTTGATTTGCCGGCCAAAGACGTGGAGTTTACCCCGTCCAGTACAGAAATGCGCGGTTTGCCATCTTCCGAAGCGGTGAGATACAAAATACCCTGTCTGTTCGGATTCGTGAGGTTACCCATCTGAACCAGATCATCACCAACGGCCGGAGTTGTACCATTTGGAAAAACGGATTTAAGTATGAGAATCGAATCATCATTAACCGAGGCAACCGGAACCCAGTAGTATTTAACGTGTCCGGATGTGTAGACCTGACAACGTACCAAGTCATCAGCGACAAACATCATGTCGCCCTCTATACCTAAAACATAGTAAGCCGGATCGCCGGACGTTTCCGAAACGGACTTAACACGCCCGTTGGCGGATGAAATTACCAGACCGCCGTTAACCGCACGAACTTTCGAAATGATAAGTTCAAAAATGGTCATGGCCTTACGGACTACGGCATTATCTATTTCAAGGTTCCAATCCCCATTGATAGCCTTGTATAGCTTCATTCCTTCACCCATCAGTCCGGGGATGAATCTTTCTGAACTGATATAGTCCTTGACTATGGTTTGAAACAGGGTTGCGACGTGCTCAACATTCAGATCGTATGTTTTTGCAAGTGCCTGAACGAGTAAATTTAAAGTATGCGTGTCACCTTTAGCCCAAATATCCGCGCCTGTTGAAATATTCCCTTCCGAATCAAGTGTGCCAACATTGGCCGAACCGGTTACTTCCAATGTAGCGGCCTTAACTTTCATCCGAGCAACTAAAGATTGCAATTCCGTGTCGCCACTTTCGTTGATAAATGTAAGCCCATCACCAACAAACAGCCCTTTCAGGAAAGTGATAGGCTCTTTAGCTATATCCGCTTTTACCTTGCTTAAATAAAGATCATCTATCTTCTTCAAAGCCTCTTTAATCGCTGCATCTATCTCCTTCAAAATGCGGAGCGAAGAAAGCGTATTATCATCGGTTAACTCTGTGGCGGTATCCGATGAAGCAATGATACGCGAACGAATCTCTAACAGCGTTCGGAGCGATGACAGTACGTTGCTATCGGTAAACGACTTTGTATCGGTAGCCTTTACAATGTCAATTGAAGCACCTCCACCGCCTCCGCCGTTAACAGTAACGCCGCCAGCCGTCCGGGTGATAACAGCCCCAGCCGGATAGTTCTTTGACCGGGGTTTCGCAGGAATGGATGTAGTTTTAATCTTTACGTCTTTCATGTCTCTATCATAATACACCGGAACTGCTCCATCTTATAATCGATACTTCCTCCGGCATTAATGAATATCTTATTAACCAGAGATTTGTCCGACAGTCTGGAAATAGGAGTTAAACCAATCGTTTCTTCTATTTCTTGTGTTAGCTTGATACGAGTAGTGCTATATCGATTGATTATACGCTGGATTAAATGCTCCTCCGGACGAATAGCCCTGTCAACCAGTACCGAATACAAATTATCACGAAGATAGTCCTCTCCTATCATCACTTTCGAATAGCATGCCCCATCATTGTTGTAACTGGATATTTTAAACTCGATTTCGTCTAATTCGTTAATGTAGTCTTCGTTAACGACATTTTCATAATAACGGTCTGTATTGTCGGTAGTCTTTTCGGCCTCGGTGCTCTTTCCATATTTAAAGGAAAAGTCTTTTAACAAGAATCCATTTATAAAAATAGCATTATGTATTTTAGATGCGTAAAGAGTAAATTCAAGCTCGCCATATAATAGGGTATCAATAGGGATTATTACGCCTGAAACACCTTTATATGGCATATATATTGTTTTTTGGTTCTCAATGGATACATAATCTAATCGGGCTTTGTTATTCTCTTCGGAGGCGGGAAGTCTAAAAAAATAATTGGGATTTGCAGACCATGCGAATGGGGCCAATCCGTTAGTACTGCCATAATATTTATTACCGATCCGTAATTGGCAAGCAGCCAACGGCATGTACGTGCCCCGGCTATTGTCCCAAGGAATCAAATCCATATCCGCTATCGTCTTATAGCTTCCAGATACAGCAAAGGCCCCTGATTCGTACACTGAGGACGCACCTTTAAAATCCATTATCTTTGTTAAGAGTTCCAGCCCGCCTATCATTGATAAGTCACCGACAGCACCCAAACACCTGGCTTGTATAACATTTGTAAACGAATAGTCTGAAATATCCGGCTTACCGTCCACTATTTTATAATTGCAGTACCTTTCCTGTATTCCTCCTATAAGTTTATGCGCATCATAAGCACGTAACTCTAAATCGTCATTGGTGATAACCGTATCGCCATCATACAGATACATGTTCCAGTTTTTCGGATAAAGAAACTGACGGTAACATTTTCTATCTTTATTCGTATTTAAACGTGACGAAAGAACTTTTGCATCTTCGTAACTCTCTTCCGGAAGTAAATTCCCAACCGGATAGTTACTGTCTTTTACTGTTACTTTATTATAACCGCCCAAAATATCGAGCGTATGATTATCGCCGCTAAAGCCAACTTTTTGGACGTTGATAGTAAATCCTCTCACGGTTGCATATGCGGAAAAGTCCAACGCATACTTATAGTAATCGCCTGCATGATCCACATCTACGAAGTAAAGATCACCCCTCCAATCCACACAAGTCCAATTGAGGAATTTGCATATCTCTTCAAGCACCTCTTTTAGTTTCATTGGCTTGTCATCTTCATCAAAGAAATTCTGTTCACTTATCATCATGTCCTTCAGAACATTTGTCCAAGCCGTATAATTCGATTTATCCTTTGCGTAAACATGTGGAATATATACGTTTGAATAACAGCCTCGAGATTCAGAGACACAACGGGTTAATAATTCCCATAAAGTTACAAACCCTCTTTCTGTCCCGTTTTTGGGTTTATAATCGATATACTCCAAAGCGGACATGGCGCTGACGCATTCAAGTTCCAATTCGAATATAGTACTGCTATAATCTTGTGTGTACAACTCCGGCTTGATAAAGCCACACCACGTTACCACGCCATCACGCTTAAATGTTACACGGTATTGCTGATAAGCTGTGGAAAACAAACTTTGCAAATAATCCGAACCTACTATCCGGATATTGGCCGTACTGAACCTGGACGGGACGTATAAGAAATCATCATCATCGATATCTACAGTAAATGGATTTCCAGCCCCCACTAATTCAGTAGGAGCCCCCACATACCCTTCTTTCTCTATTTCTATAATGCAAGATTTATTCCGGAGACTTGCAAAAGGAATCGTATAAATCAATCCGTAGCTCATAATGGTTTCTTTCCTTGTTTTTTTAATGTGTTATTTATGGAGAGCAGAATATCCGGTCCGAGCACCTTGGCTTTCCCAAATTCTATTTGGACCCTATTTGAACTCCCCAAATTACCAGAGTTGATAGCATCAAACAAATTAGATTGCTGGGTCATATTCAAAATCATTTCCCCTTTATTCAGACGCGCCAATCCTTTATCTCCAAAAGATGTGCCCCCTAAATAGATCCCCCCTGAATTAAATCCGGGAGCGCTAATTCTCGCTGCTTCTATCATAGCCATCATTGTCGCTATTTGTCCCGCCGCCAGAGCCGCCCCGACAAAAGGTATTCCCGCATAAGCCGCTGTACTCTTCGATGCCATTTCTGTAACAGCCGCCGCACTTTTCTTCTGACTATTTTCTAATTCCATTTTTGTCGCTACCTCATCTGCGGCTATTTTAACAACTGTTCCTGCAACCGTTCCTGCTGTACTTTTCTCAAGTCCTTGCTGTGCCTCCTTGGCGCCAGCCAACTTTTTAGCCAAAACTGATATATTCTCAATAGTACGAACTATAGACGTAAAAGAATCAATCGTATTTATCATTGCATTCCAAATGGCCATGATTTTCTCCCATCCCGTTGCATCTATATCATTCATCACATCACGAAGGCTCGTAAAGGCCGATACGACACGATCGGAGCTTGTAGCGATATCCTTGGTCCCTGAGTAAAGCGATTCATCCAGCTCCTTAGTGAATTTTTTCACGTCTTCTTTTACTTTAGCTAATTTCAAAGCCTCCTCCAAAGTAGGGACATTGGCTATCGCATTTGACAGTTCATCCGAAAGTTCCTTACCTACTTTCTTTGCCTGTTCCTGTAATTCTTTTGCGTATTCCTTTGCTTTATCAAGATTCTCAGAGGCAACATCCACTTTTGATTTTTTATAATCAAAAGTGGTATCGCGTGATTTCATCTTCACGGATGGGATATGTGATATCGCCTGATCCAGCATGTCCTTGATAAAAGCATCAGCCCTCTCACCGATTCCTTTAATGCTTGCGGCAGACTTAGCGGCCTCAACCGATAGCCCCGCAAGATTTTCATTGAAAGCCTTTTGAGAGATAAGTCCTTTTGAAAGCAAGGTTTTATTTTCTTTAACCTTATCATTGTACTCCTTCTGCACCTTCTCCATCTCTGCGGCCGCCTCATCATATAAAGGATGATCAATAACATCCTGAAGCATTTTGAGATATTTGCTATTAAGTATCTCTTTGTCACCTGACGCTTTGGCCTCTATCAACATCTTCCTCCTGAGTTCATCGACAGCTTTATAATATTCCGACTCCGACATCTTCTCGACTTCCCGGCGGGCATCCAATTCCCTTAAGGATTTAGCGTATTTCTCTTCGGCCTTTTGAAGTTCCGTCTTTTTAGAATCAGGTTCAGGAGGTGTAGAATCAGCTGTAGCCACAGAATTAGCAATCTCCTTGCCTAATCGACCTTTAGCGTCTTTTAGTATCTTGGCGTGTTCGATAAATGCATTCAAGTCATCTTTAAGCCCGTTTTCCCAGCCTAAAGCATCTTGGGTATGCACACCGTATTTCTTTTTAAATCTTTCCTCTTTTACTAAATCCCCGCGAGCCATCGCCCAGTCCGGAGCCATACTTCGTATCGTTTTGCCATTATATGATTTACCACCAATCTTTCCTAATTCATTTTCGCTATCAGCCACCTCTTTAGCAGCCAGTTCGGCTCTTGCTGCACTTTCTAATAATGATATACGCTTTTCAATAACTTTGTTAACGTCTTGATTAACACTCAATTCAGTCCCTAAAATCCCATTTATCTGGGCTAAAATTCTTTTCTTATCTGATAATGTGACATTGGTCTTATTGTATTCCTCTTGCAGAGCGCGAATCTTGATTACTTCAGGAGTTTTTGAGGGAACATCATTCATTCGTTTCTGATATTCATCGAATAACCCTTTTATACGCTTTGACTCCCGATAGGCATTATACAATTTAGCGACTACAGCCCCAATGACCGTCAATATAGCCGTAGGAGCCATGGATATCAGGGTTGCCCTAATCGACATGGCGGCCTTAGAGAACGCCATTTTAATGGAGGCAGAAGTTCTCTGTGCTTTCCACGCTATTTCATTGAATTTTTGGCCGGCATCTTTAGCCGCCCGGCGTGCAGCGGATTTAGCAGCCAACTCAGCCCGGGATATCGACAGAAGTATTTTATTCACCAACCGGCTTGTTACCATAACCATGATGGCGGCAACCGTATAGGTAATTACCGATCTTATATTGTCAGCCGCCACCTTTACCGCGTTCGTTAGCCAATCGATCAAGGCTTTATATTTGCTCTGTACTTCCGTTCCATTCACGAATTCAGTGAATGCATTCTTAAGCCGGTTCACGGAAGTTTCCAAATTATCCGTATCTACGTTGGGAATCATCTTGTCAAGAGCCTCAGCAAACTTAGGAAGAACATCTTTACTCATTAATTTGCCCTGCTTTAACAACTTGTCAAGCCCCCCTACCGATACCCCTGCGGCTTTTGCCATAGCTTGCAGAGCGATAGGTAGGCGCTCTCCCATTTGTAAACGAAGCTCCTCTGAACTAACCTTTCCCTTGGACATCATTTGAGATAATGCCAGAAAGACGCCGTTGCTATCTTCCGCACTCATCCCAAATGCGGTTACTGCACGGGACACAGACTCAAATATTTTCCGCTGATCCATCATAGACATGCCCGATATGGAAGCGGCAGCCGTAAACTTAGCGTAATTCCCGGTCAACGCGTTGATCTCAATACCATATTTCTTCGCCATGTCCAGCAAAAAACGCTGGTTATCGGCGAACTGGGCCATGCTACCGGATACATTCTTCAAAGCATTGGTAACCCGGCTGGTTTCCCTGGCAACATCGATCAGACGGGATACAAAGTTGCTCAACCCCAATCCACCGGCACCCAGTGCCGCCGCAAAAGTTAAGACCTGCATCTGCATCACTCTTAGACCGTTTTTAACGGAATTCGTACCTCTCTTGAAGTTTTCAGTCAGGAGGTTTATCGCAATCGAAAATGATAATCTACCTGCCATACTATTTATTTATTAGTTTCTTACCCTCTTTCATAAACTGTTCGAAGCGGTCTATATCTTCATTTATTGCTCTTTCCGCTTCCCTGGCCGCCTCTACTTCCTCCCATGGGAATGTTATCAGGTCCATAGCCCCGTTTTTCATCTTCTTGGAATCAATATGCGGCAACATGGTAAAGAATGTCCATAACCGGCTGGCTTCCATCTCTTCTTTACGTTTACGTTCATAGGCTTCAATATACATGGGCAAATCACACAACTCCATTTCCTCCAATGCATATGTAGCATCCAGACCGGACATGATAAGCGTTGACACGATATTGCCTATCATCCCCGGAGTGGTATCGGAATTGATCTTATCTGTACCAGCTCGTTTATTTTGAAACTGGGCCAATACAGACATCCTATTTTCCAAAGACAATACCATCTCACGAACCAATTTCCGGTTGGATAGTGTCTTTTTAAAAACATCAAACGTATATACTTCTCCTTTAGCAACTATTGTGGAGGTATATAACAATGCGTTTACATCCTCTTTATCTGAATAGTCCATTAAAGAAAATGATTTACCCCTGAGTTGTTCCCAGCGGATAACAGCCTTTATTGTCAATCTTGCTTCCATCCAATTTATTAATTAAAAAGGCGGCCATCTACGGACCGCCTTCGATATTCATCATTATTGTATTTCTTATCCTCCCACCCCGACAGGCTCAACCGGGGCAAGGGCGCCAATTCCCTTAAAAGAAGCACTGCATGAAACAATCTGTCCATTATCTGATTTAATGGATAAGGACGTGATAATTACTTTACCCGTATAGTTCTTTTGCTTTGTATCCTTAGTGAAAGTTCCACCGAAATTATCCTTATCGGCAGACGCAGGGCTCCCCAAAAAGAAGTCAAGTACCTCACCTGTTATCTGCTTACTCAAAAGAGTGTCAAAGCTCATTGCACCTTCTTTTCGGGTTAACAATGATTCACTTGACAGGGTAAAGCTCTTTTTCCCAGGAAGCGAACCGGCCCAGTCCCCCATCATTTTATTAGAAATATCAATCTCTTCTGTTGAAACATCCAACCCGCAGCTGGAAGCAAAAGCAATAGGTTCATCACCGATGAAAAGCATAAGCTCCCCCCGATAAATGTCTTTGCTGGAATCTAATTTTGTTGCCATTGTTTTTAAAATTTTAGTTTTACGTTTCATATTAATCAATTGAAAACTGCAAGACTTGGAAATATTTTCCGGATTCATAATCCTCTGTAGAATCTTCCATCCTGATTTTCATTACCGGATCTACAAACTCCCCCTCCAAAGCATCATAGATAAGACTTGCCAATTCCTGGGAGCGGGTGTAATTATCACTCACGGCAGTTACGAATATGGTCGGAACCTGACGGGCAACTCCCATCTTGGTGTACTCCTGCTTGAATCCATCCCGTTGATATATAATAAAATCCCCCTCGGTTCCATTCGGGGCAACCAACGGAAATATTTTATCACCTACCATTGTCTTGATACCCAAAGAATCCTGCAAGATAGCCCGTACCTCTGTTGTTATTTTAAACTTGTTCATTATCCCCTGTCGTTAATACGTTGCACGGCTCTTTCAATCCCCGCATATAGAGCATCCATCGCCTTCTTTTCCTCAGAGACTTTCGCGTCTTCCCAGAATCGGTTGGCGGGCATAAGTCCGCGAGACACCCCCGCCCTTACACTTTTCTTTCCGGTAGTAGTTCTCACCTTGGTTCCGGCATCAACCAAATGGGAGTGATTCCCTCCCGGACGATCAAAACCGGCCAAAGCCCCTAATTTGTTCCGTTTAACCCTGATGGTAAAAGAGTTCATCAAATGCCCGGTCTGCTTCCCATGATGCAATAGACGCGAACGTAGATTGCTACGCCCTCTCACACGAAAAACATTCACAGCGGCCCGAAGCCCACTTTTTATGGCCTTATCTTTCTCAAAGGTCTCTAACCGGTCTACCAGATAAATTATGTTTTCCCTGTCTATAGTCCTTATTTGTATCATGTATTCAGTTTTTCAAGTGTGATTACAAGCGTGTTATCTCTTTGTGGATCAATCATCTTTATCGCATATTCCACTCCCCGATAAACAACCCTCTGGTTTTCTTTAATCGCCGGATAATTCCGAACCTGAAATACTATAATACTACCGATAAATTGTTCCATGGCATTCACTCCGCTCTTGTCTGCAACAGCAGACATCTTCCGGCGCGAAGCCTTGCAAGTCAACACCGTTTCATATCTATTGGATACAAAACCGTTCCGGTCCTGGCTTTTCACCTCTTCCCTGAATTCCAGAATCTCACGTAACAGTCCCGCTTTCATTTGGAGTAATCAATGTATGGTTGTAATAAATAGTCCAGCAAACCGACTTTGTCCCGCGCCCGTTCCGCGACAAAGTTGACTTCCCGATCCCGAAACAAACCTCCGGCAACAAGAAGGATAGCTGAGAGAATAGGGTCGGGCAGCTTCCCTTCGCTATCCTCCAGCGTATCTAGCTCCCGACGTATGTGATTAGCTACAGCCCCTTCAGCGGCGGCAACATATACACCAATGATACTATCATCATCGGTGTATTCTGTTTCGATGTAAAGGTGCTTCTTCGCCAAATCTAACGATACGTACTTCATGGCTTACTTCATTGAGGCAATGGAGAATGACTCAGGGCGAATCATACCCATATTCCAATAAGAATTAATCACCAAACGTACAACTCCCTCCAACATGCGGGAATACGGATCCACTTTGATTTCCAGCGCTCCCCACTGACCTATAAAGTAGTCATTCCAGTTACCAAAAACAATGCCGAATTCATCTTTAGCGGTCTGCAAGCCTTTAGGCAGGTTATTGGTGCGAAGCGCTTTATATCCGTTAAGAGTACCTTCACCCTTATCGCCAAAAATGAAGCCTCCGGCACCGGAAGCATCTTTCACTTTAGTTTTGGCCTTACCTACCAAAGACGGGTGCATAATGTAAGCCAAATTACCAAAGAGCGCATTGTTGATATCCGCATTGGTTTCCAACTCCACAATTTTAGCCCAATCCATGACACCGTTAATGGCCGGCACTGTCTGAAACAGCCCGTCGGGCGTATTATCATTGTGAGCGTGCGTACCAAATGCGGTTTGCTCAACCTTTTGCGCAATAGCAGCAGCCAACGTTTGTCGAATAATTGCCTCAACCGAAGTATTTTCCTGGACAAGCAACTGCTCGGAGATATCAACATAAGCCGTCAGTCTCTTAGGTTTATAGGCGTCACCTTTGCTAAATTGCCCGGCACCGTCTTTGGCTTTAGCGTTTTCACCCTCCCAGAAAACATTGGAACCACTATACTTCGGCCAATAAATATCCCCCTGTAAACCGGTCATAAATCTGGCTCCCGCCTGAGCCAAGACCAAAGAGGATTGAAGCGGCAGCAACAATTCCTGCTGCTCCTGATCAATGACTACTCCCGTAGCCGATTCGGTTGCCGCCGTAAACATTGCCCGCTTCTCCAAGCTCATCGGGATTACCAATGAATTTTGAGATGACCTCGTTACCCCTGCGCTATTATGCAGGCGCGTTGCCGCCTCAATAACGGAAGCATCCGCATCATGCTGTCCCTGTCCGGAAATATAGTTGGCCAATGAACGACGGAGAGAAAAGCGTTCCTGACCGGGTTCTACATGGGGAGTCCCTTTACCTCTGTTCTCGGCCTCCTTGGTTGCAATCTCCATATTAATGTCAGCCATCCGGCACTGGATCTCTCCAAGTTCCGTATTTTCGCCCTCGTTTAACATGCGTTTTTCGGCTCTCGCACCATCAGTTATCGCTTTAGCACGGATAGAAAGCTGGGTTCTTTCGTCTTTTAAATCTGTAATTGATTTTTCTCTTGGCATAATCGTTAAATTAATTATTAAATAATTTTTCTATATTCTCGTAATATTCATCCAACTCTCCGGATTTTCTCTGTTCTTCCTGTTTACGAAAATCTTCTTCGGCCTGCTCCTTGCCTCTCATATAAACCGATGTTTTGCTATATGCGGCATTATATACAGGCGCGACATCATATAAATGATCTATTTTCAATATTGTCCGCTTCCATGTTCCATCACTTTTCTTTTCCCAAGTCTCTTCCTCTACATCAAAGCAAAAAGAACTCTCGGCGATCTCGCCTCTCCGGATATTTTCCATCAGCTCATCTCCGAGCCCAGTCTTTGGAGCCTCAAAACGGTATCTCAATCCCTTGCTATCAATAGATAATGTCAACGAGCCGGTCCCCCGATTGCATCGGGCAAGAATCCCCCGACTTTGGTCATGGTTTAGCAACGCAAATACATCACTTTTCTCAATAACACCATCCAGAGCTCCATGCTCAATCACCTCTTCAAAACTTAAACCGTCCGAAGACACGCCAAAAAGCAAAGCATACCCTTCAACGGTGCGCTTTTCTTCGTCTGACACCACTTGATAGGCAGTATTTCTTATTTCTCTCTTTTCATCCATAATCAATCCTTTTCTTCATTAACCACAGAACTGTCGGACAACTTGGAATTTTTATCTATGACAGGGTCGGCTACCGCACGATCTAATGTTTGTGTATTGACTTGCACAAAGGCTTTATCTCCATTTTCTAATCGGGGCAAATTATTCTCCCGGCGAATTTCATTGGGTGTCATCCCTGCAACATAAAACATATCCTTTGCATATGCGGCCTGCGCCTTTTTGTCTGTACGCAAAATTGCCGATGTATCAAATTCAGCCAATATCCGGCCACGTTCGGATTTAAGAAAAACTTTCCGATTGATCTCCTGCTCAATCTTGGTAATGACAGCCAGCACCGTATCCGTCAGGTATTGAAGCTGCGTAGCCTCAACAGTGGAGTAGCTCGATTTAGACAGGTCAAAAGCCTTAACAGGAGAGACGGAGAAAAAACGGCATAAATCCACCACATTAAACTCCCTGGACTCCAATAGTTGCGAATCCTTGGGACTGATAGTGATCGGCTGGTACTTCATATTCCCTTCAAGCACAGCAATGCCATTGGGTTTCCCCCCTACAGAAGAAGTACGATTTTCCCAAGTTTCATAGATCTGGTCTTTTTGTTTTTTATCCAAGCGGCCCTCAAATGCCAAGATACCCGCCACGTTACCGCCACCCTTAAAGAATCCTGCGGCATGCGCCTCACTGTCAGAGGCGATACCCAGCGTTTGCCGGGCATGGGTCAGCGTAGACACCCCAATGATTCCGTCATAAGAAAAGTTCAATACATGAATCATATCCTTAGGCTGTACCAGATCCTTAAACCCTGTAATCCTGTAACGTTTTCTACGAATGCCTTTCGCATCTACTATCCATTCTATACCTACTTGGGAAGAAGGAACATAGATTAGTTGTAAATCCGTCCCATCCCTTTCGATATAGGCATAACCGTTACCTGTTAAAAGGACTGAGGCCATCAATGTTTTAAAGAAGACGTACCTGGTCATGTCTTCATTAGGCTCTGTATTCAGAACATGGTAAGCCGGATGCCATTTACACTCCTTCTTAAAACCTTCTTCATCCAATTGATAGGTTTTTAATGGCAAGACAGCCACACTGTCAGAAATCAAGTCCACACACCGATAAACAGTAGAAAGCAACATTGGCTTATCACGGCTCAACAACAGCGATCTTCCACCGGAACTCCAAGCAGCTATATTAGATACCTCCTGTTTGGACGCTTTTCTAATCTCAATATTTAGAATTGGTATTTTCATTGTTTTCCTTTTACCATCTAACCAGAAAATTGTCCGACAGTTAATAGAATTCCCCGTACCGCGGAGACATCAGATAAATGCCAAGGGCTTCCAGCTTGGCTATTACTCCGTCTATTTTCTTCTCTTCAAACTGCTTCGACGGTTTGGTATTTCCATTCCGATCCCGTGCCATAATCACATTGCGGAAACAATGCCGGTTAATGACATTGTTGTCAATCACTGCCCGTCCGGATAATAGCAAGCGCTCCATTTCCTTTGTGGGACGGTTAAAGTTTCCCAATGCTTGGGAAAACTCCTCCATCGGCAACCCCTGATCTGTGGCGTTGATAACAAACTGTGTTGCGTTCCATGCATCATAAGCCACTTTTTGAATGAAAACAATCTCCCGGATACGCATCAGGTCATTGAGTATATAATCATAGTCCGTTACATTGCCCGGCGTAATGGTAATCAATCCCTGCCTACGCCAATCGCCATACAAATCCTTAAATCGTTTTTCTTGTAGCGCCGCCTCTGGAAGATAATACAGGGTTTTAAAGTAATATTTGTCCTGAGTCGGAAACATAAAACTCATACAGGTGAGATCACTCGTACTTGATAAGTCAATACCTGCATAGCAATCCATGTCCCGGAATTGCTCGAAATCAAGATTGGCAGAAGCGTTAAGGATGTAGTGATCCGGTATCCAAACAGTTTCCGCATCACACCACATATTGATATTCTTCGTTTTGATTCCAACTTCTTCTGAAGGAGAATTTATTGCCTTTTGAACCTGTTCCCTCAAATATTTAGGCTTTACTGTGACCCCTAAATTAGGATTACTCTTGCCCCACACTTTTTCATTTTTCCAATCATCCCCTTCATCTAAAGCATAAATCAAAGCAAAAAGGGTATCATCTTCTTTCAAGCCCTTCAACACTTCCGTACACATTTCACGAAACTGGTAGCATGGACCCAATTTATCAAAACCGGCGGTAGTGATAATGATACTCATCGGATCATCACGCATACCCTGCCCGGATTGGAGTACATCTTTCAAACCTGAATTTTTAGCCGCATGGTATTCATCAAGTAAAAACATAGACGGATTAGGGCCATCTAATTTGCTGGAATCAGCGGCAAGCACTTTCAAAAACGACAATGTTTTATCGAAGTTTATTTGATCGCGGAAAGACACAAGATACCGATGCTTAGGATCAAGCCCGGATACAAAGTTACGGCACATTGTAAAACTAACCTTTGCCTGATCTTTACTGTTAGCCGCCAAGTAGACTTCCGCAGCCGACTCGCCATCGGCGATAAGATGATATAGACAAAGTGCAGCCGCAAAAGCCGACTTGCCATTTTTACGGGCCATCTCAATGTATACAGATGAAACCAACCTGCACCAAGAGCCATCCTCATCTTTTTTATAGAATCCGTAGATACTTGCTACTGCAAACTCTTGCCAAGGCAGTAACGTAAACGATTTTCCGGCATGACGACCGGTGTAATGCCTCAACAAAGAAATAAATTCAATAGCATAATCCGCCCGATTCTCTCTAAAATCTATATCATCCCGTTCAAAAAGAACATAAAACCGTTCGACGGCCTGCTTAATAAACTCTCCCACTACAATCTTGCCATCTCTAACATCAGCGGCATATTGATAGTATCCTTTCATCGTCTCTCACGGGCCCCTTTCTTTAAAAATTGGTCTAAAGGAGAATCATTTTTATCTTCTGATTTCATAGCCTTAATATTTCCACGGCTTTTAATAGTCAAACCATACTCTGTCATGATTTTCATTACCTGAGCATAGTTTTTAGTGGCAATATTTTGAGCCGGATTAGCTGCTTTTTCGTATTTTATCTCAATAACGGGGCCTTCTTTAAGCAGGATATCAGTTGCCTGCATATACATCTCGTAGCTGGTTGCAAGCATTCTAATAGCTCCGAGATCAATATTCTGAATAGCTTTTCTAGCATTTAGCTCTTTTACCACATCCTTTATAAACTTCTGTGTTTCATCGGATAAATTATCGGGCATTACAAATTTCACCATATTCTGTTTTTTATAATAACCACATGAATGTCCGACAAATAAAACGTTAATGCTTTAACAAATTCAAAATTTGAAAAAATTCCGTGCGTGTGAAGAAGGGTTGGGCGAGGTTTCGGAAGTCGATTTGCTCAAAATTCAACCCCATACCCGTGGAATAATGTTAATTCGATTTTAACACATTGTTTCACGAAAACACTGCCGTGGAACATAGCAGACTGCGTTTTAACATATAGTTCCACGAAAAGTGGAACAAAAAAGCCCCACCTTTACAGATGGGGCCACAAACTATTGCTTAGTTATCGTCAAAAAACAAAAGCAGCAGCTTGACTTATCTTCTTACCTATATCGGTCAATGCACCGGCCAAGGTTTTTAACTCAGCATCATTAAACCGAATGGGCTTCCCGTTGACAATACTTCCATTTAAACGTTGGTAAAACCACTGGGGAGACCTCTTAAAATATGTTTTGGCTAATGCTGAAACAGAGATAAACGGCAACACCGATTCCAACTTCTCTCTTAGTAATATTTCATCCGCTTCTTTGTTGGTGTCCTTGATGCATTCTATCAAACCTTCCGCAAACTGATCCATATCTTGATCCGCCAAAGCTTTCATCTCTTTGTCTACTGCCTCAATCTCCGCTTCGGTATTAGCATTGGCAAAGCGTTCCTTTAGTCTTTCTATATCTGTCTTCATAACTTCTTTATTTAGCCTCCCTGTCTTTCAAGGGAGGCGGTTGACAACTTACATTTCCTTTAACTTTTTCGTTAATAACTCGATTTGATAATCAAGCTCTTGTTTATAATGCCCTCTGTCCTGTAGCTCTTTGTAGTAGCGAAGGTAGAACAGCAAATCCTTCTCTAACTTTATCCGTTCTTTACTTACCGGTTTTTCTCCCATATGGCTTTTGTTTTTTGACACTACAAATATAATAACATTATTGTTATTAAGCAAATATTCCAATAACTTTTTTGTTATTATTTTGAGTTATGTATATTCTGATGGCATTGCTTACAAAGGCTCATTAAGTTGTCATAATCGTATGCTAATGATTTACGCTGTAAAGGATCATTCGTAGTCATGAATGATACGATATGATGAACATCCTCAGCCGGTGTAGCCAATCCCTTTTGCCAGCATACCTCACATAGAGGGTTATTCACCATCTTCCATGCTCGAAGCTTGCGCCATCGCTCTGAATTATATATCTTACGACGGGCATCATCATACATATTATTGCTCTTCTGTTCCCTCTTTTTGGGTTTGTAAATAGTCGGCATATGGTATTTCTCTTAATTGTTTAGAATCTTGAATTATCTGGAATGCTATCATTTTGTAACGATAGCAAAAGTGTTTTATAATATCCTCTTCCGATTCTAACAGGCTGGCCTCAACATCTTGAATGACATAAAGCACCGTGTCCTGAAAGATGTCCTCACGAGATAGTGAGCCATGAAACGTATCGAATTCGACACAACAAAGCGATCGAAGCTTAAGATAATTCTTTCCGATTGCTTCGGCCACCTTAGGATAATAACTATTTCGCTTGTACCTGTTTCTCATTTAGAATCAGATTACCGGAATCATCCGTTATTTCCCTCAAACTGCGCGCAACCATGCTCCTGATTACAACTGACATATTGACTCCCATTTTCTCAGATACCTCTTTCAATAGCATCCACGTATGTTCATCAAATCGGACTGACCTTCTTTTGTTTCCCATTCCAATACGACTTATTAATCCTCTAAAACATATCAATAATTATAATTCGCCCGCTTAGGCTGATCAAGCCGGCGGCTATCCGTCAGCCGTGACAACTCTTCCTCCTTCCGGTGTATAGAAACCGTCAGGTTATTACGGATATCCGAAAGACGCAGCCACTCTTCCAAGGGAGTGTCTTTAGCTCCCAGCTTTTCATTGATCCGGTCTAACTCTTCACTGCTGCGATTAATTTGACTACGAATACACAGTATCCGATCCTGCCTGGTTTGAAATCCACCCAGACCATTACTATCTATCGTTGTTTCCATTGCTGTATTGTCACTAATTAAACTTTGGGATATACATCCATAAGTCATTATCGGATACATCACAACAGTAATCATCCGCATCTGCTGTGTCCCACACATGGTAATGTTTGTTGTAAACCAATATTTCGGGTTCATAATGTCCTTTAGCGGAAGCTATGACTAACACTGGTTCGCTCTGCTCTGATATATCATCCTCGTCCACAAATGGAAGTCGGTCTTTAGCCTTTATCCACGGAGATTGCTCTGCCTGCCAATTTGCGCCTTGCACAAAACCTACTTGAAAGGTATCTTTAACGCTGTAACCGTGGTTATCTTCCATTCCCCACACTTCACATAATTCTTTTGCTTTTTCTTGAGCTGTCTGTTTCATATTCATATCAATTATAGCTAATTAGTTGCTGTCCATATTAATAAAATCGATCTCGTTTACAGCCTTTAGAACTCTTAGAATGTCTTCTTGAAAATCTATAACCTGTTGATCACGAATTTTCTTCTTTATTTCAATCAAGGAAAGTTCCTGTATTCTTATCAGAGCCGGAATATCGTATACCAACTCAATCATTATTTCTTTCTTTTTCTTCATATCTTTTTATGTTATTGGTTAATATTCTCCGTCCGATGCACTCTTACTTCATTGTACCAGTTCCCTTTATATTCGCGGGCTTCAACGGTAAAGTTAACTCTGATCTTGTCTCCTACTTTGGGAGGGTTCTCAACAGGACCATCGAAACTGCAAACGGAAAAGCGCATCTTGCTGTGATAACGTTCGCTGGTTTCCATGATGTACTCTCTCTTCTCCCAGTCTTTACCATCCCTGGTAACTCCACCGGTGGATGGCAGCTCCACCAAAATTTTGCCTTCTGCTTCACATTTCATATATTCAGTTTTTAAATTATAATTTATCAGCCCTTATAAGTCGGTTCCCGACAACCCTGCGGGCTGTATAGGACAAGTTGCCGAAAAGTGTTAAATTTTAGATTTTAAAAACGTAATCACTTAATTTTCAACATTTTAATTGCGCACCATAAGGTGCTTTTTGTATTTACAGATAAAATGCTGATTTTCAATATGTTATATTTTTCTGCAAATGGGCGTAAATATCCCTGTCTGGTAGCCTGATAAAAGTTTGTCCTTAAATTCACGCTCCATGTCACCGATTTCCTCCACGTACTTCTCACGCTCTTCCGGCCAGCTACGGGCAAAATTGCGTATAGTCTCCCATTGCTTTTTAGTCAGCTTACCCGAAAGATAAAGCTTCTTGTAACGCTCCTTGTACCGGGTAACTCCTATCCGGTATATCTCCCTGGCCCTTTCAAGCTGGGACACCTTTACGCCCTTGGCCGCAGACAGTTCTCTGGTAAAGCATATTTCTGACCAGTCCTTATAGAATATACGGCCGATCCTCGACAAGAAGAGGTTGTCCGTTAGCTCCATCAATGAAACAGACTGGTGCTTGTATATCGTTTCGATACGAAGAATGTTAGCCCCGACATTCCGTCCTTTCTCCCCGGCCTCAAAGCTCTTATCATAGACCTTCAGGATCTTCCGGAAATACTTGCTTTTCTCCGTTGTCTGTTGCTTGAACGCCGAATAGTTGGCATCGTTCCAAAGGAGCTTTCCTGAGACTTCATACATCTGTTTAATGTAAGAATCGGCAGGAAGGGACATCTTCATTGTGATACCTATCTCGTAATACGTTACCACGGCATTCTCAATACGGACACATAGCCTCAACAGCAGCTCTTTGATTGTCCTTACAGCTATTGCAAAGGTTATCGGGCGGCTGTTATCCAGTTTCCCGGTCTTTCCCTTGGAGTAAAGCTTGCAAATGGAACATGTGCACCGTAACCTGTTACCGCGAACCTCAATGAAACAACCATCAAAGTTGGCGTAAGCGGTAGACTTGTAATAGACTTCATCGCCCTCCGTACACTCCTCCAAATAATTTCGTAAAACGATCGTCTCAATATCCGCCGTGTCAATCGTTGCCTTTATGGTTATCTTGTCGAACATCTCTTCTTCTCTATAAAATACTCACACATTCTAAGGCCGGTTGATCGCCCACAGTCATGTATCGGGCAATACACCATGAAATTCTCAACCGGGCCGGCGCGTCTGCATTGCCGGCAATCACACTTTACTTTCTGCCTGATTTCCTCTTCTTTTCCCTTATTCTTATTCATCGCCTTGCTTTTTGATAGGTTGATGCTTTCAAAGACTTACACCTTCTGCATTCAGAACTGAAGGTGGAATAGACCTTCTCTCCCCGATTTAAAGTTCTGGGGTAAAAACGGTGAAGATAGTACCACTCGCCACAGATGGAACACCGTTTCATTAAACGACCGTCGGGGGAAGTACGGTAATTGTTTCTTTCCCGTCGATGGACCAACCGGCAATTTATACACTCTTCGTCCGTAAGTTTATACCGCCTGCAATGGGATAAAGACTTCTTTCCGCATTTGGCGAATGCCTTGCAATCAATACGCGGGATGGTTTGGGGGATATTCATAAGCTGAGCGTTTTAAGCCTCCCACTCCGGGGGAATCCGAATCCCGGGGAGAAGTCCCCGGGGAGTGGTTTGCAAAATATAAAACTTAACCGGGGCACACTCCCGACGGCATCCTTTGGTACCGGCATTGGTTATTGTTTAACATGTTTCCTGCATTTAAGCAGGACTCCTTTCATGATGCAAGTTTTTGTTTGATCAACCTTGTGTTCTTTTCCACAAGCCCTATGATCCGGTCATGGTATTCAGTGTTCTGGTTACAGGCTCCTCGGGACTGTACGACATTTAAGGTTTTCAAGTCAACCTCAATTGTCTCGATACGCTTGTCACCAATGCGGGCGGAGAGAATAAGGGATTCAGGCTTCAGGTAATAATTATTCGTAAATACGCAGTGATGAAGTGCATCTCCTTCCTCCATGACTTCCCGAACACTTTCAAGTACCCTCACTTCAATAAACCCGTCAGTAAATCGCAACCCAAAAAACTTAGCTTTGAGGGCTTTGAATTTAGCTTCGTCTTCAATTGCCCTCTTTCGTTTACGTTCAGCTTCTTCTTTTTCCTGAAGTTGCCGTTTCTTAATGACCAACTTATCGTGTTCTTTCTTAAGATTATCCGGACAAACATAGTGTGCATTATGCAGGTCTTTGTGGAAGTACCGAAGCAAATCAAGATAATCAAACCATATTTTCACATCCTTTATCCTGTATTTGTTTCTTAGGCATATCTTTATGGACGGCCAATAACGCTCAATCTTATATTTTTCATTTGAAGCATACCCTAATAGTTCGTACCTCCTTGCCTTTAGCAATGTTTCCATTTTCGGGTTATCAGGAATCATGTTAATAGCTTCCAGTGGCGTAAGCCCTTGCAATCTGTGGTCTATACCGTAGCGTCCTATATCCGGACGGAACTCAGAATCAGGATGCAGCCTGGAAGGATAAATATCATACCTGACACCGGAAGAATAGTAACCACGTCTATGTTCAACACGTATCTCCATATCTCCGCCCCAGGAATCACAATACCAATTCACAGTGTGATTCAATGCGACAACCGTATTCTTTCCATCTTGCCGTATCCAGTGTTGGAGTACCTCATTAATAAAGTATTTTGGAACCGCACCGGCTTTATAGTACGCCCGAATCTCAAAATTCTGAATTACCTGAAACTCCCCATGAATCTCAGCGATCGCAACATACCTGCTCTGTTTGTCTGTAGTGCATCTTGATTGCTCTACTTTCAACTTTGCCCCACAGTGAGGGCATACAGCCAGTTTACGCCTGACAATATCCGGGGAGAACCTCTGGCCGCAGTCCATGCAAACAACCCGTGATTTAGTCGCAAAGCCTTTATGTTCCAAGCAGTCCGTTTTAGCCCATGCAAGCATATAGCTATCAATATCAGGAAGACACCTGCTTTGCTCCAATACCTGAACTTGTAACTTGGTCCTTGGTTTCATAATTTAGAATAATGACATCTGTTGAACTTCTATTATCTCTTTCTTTGCCCGTGTAGGCTTTTTCTTGAGCAAGGCATACTGTTCCTCTTCCAAGCGTCTTAATGCTGCTTCACGGGCTTTCTCCTTATCCTCCTCGGTAAGTACCGTAGAGGCAGACAACCCGCTGACTGAGGATCCGGTATTTGCGGGTATCTTCTCTACTTTGATATTATCCTCATCGTAATAGTGAACCGCCATGCCGAATACCTCCGCATCAGAGATGGCAACCGCGTCGCCCCGCTTTTTCGCTTCTCCCAAGATATAGCTGCAGCATTCATCAATACTCTTGTTTTCTTTGTTATAAGCCTTGGCAAAGAGTTCGTCCGCCTTGGCACGCTCATCAAGATAAGACTTGATGGCGGCTTGAAATGAATTGTCTTTCATAATTGCTCTATCGTTACCAGTATTGTTTAAATCCTGAGTTTTATATTCATTTTTTGATATTAAGAGAGTTATACAAATAGCGATTGCTGAATACGTGATAATATCAATTTATTAGCATCAGCAAAGAACTGCTTCTTAATCTCGAACCCGTAAGCTTTTCGTCCCAATTGGGCGGCAGCCAATAAAGTAGAACCACTACCGGCACACGGATCTATGACTACATCACCCTTGTCGGTGAATATTTCTATCAATCTACGAAGTAACGGCACCGGCTTTTGCGTTGGGTGCACCTTGGGAGTCTCACCGTCCCGCACCCAGTCGAAGCAATTGAATATCATCCGTCCGTCATTGTTGAACTTAGGGAGTTTGTCTCTATATAAAAGCAAACCATACTCACAGTTACCGACAATCTTCATGTTTGCCTTTAAGACTTGTGCGGAGAAGTCTTTTCTAAACACAAGGTTTATGTAATTATTCAGCCCGTAACGTTTCCCGAGTTCAATGTATCTGAACTGATCTTCAAATTCACAGAAGATAATCATACAGGGAGCCTTACCCTTCTCCTTCGGTTCTTTCATCAACATTTGGCTACAGAAGTGCATAAACTCTGCAGGTCTGAAGTCTTTATCTGTATCAAAGAACTCTTTGCCGGCCAGATCGCTTTCGCCATTCTTGTTATCGCCATCGACATACCAGGAAGGATTGGAGGCGTAGGCGTTGTTTCCAAGATTGTAGGGTACATCTGCAATGATTAATTGTGCTTTGGGAATCCCGTAAACTTTATAATTCTGGAAATGATTATTAAATAATTCGATATCTTTCATTACTCAACCTCCTTTTTAGGTTCCCAATCGGCCGACACCTTGGCCCACTCCCTGAATGACTTGTCGAAGCCATCCAAATCGCCAAACATATCCATCTTGGATTTATCCGTAGTTACAAGCGTGGCGAACTCTCTGAAATAGCGGTCAGCACATTTCACAAAATCATTATGCAGCTTCTTCAGGTTTCCAAGTAACAGACCCTTGGCCAACATGACATCAGATGCTTCCTCTATCAGGCTGTTTGCCTCGCAATTCAACAGATGCGCGGCTGAGAGGAGCATATTCATTCTGTCTATACTGCCATCTTTTACGGCTGTTTCAATTAATTGTTTCTTTGGTTTCATAATCATATTTTCTTTGTTGATTTCCTGCATCTAAGCAGGGTTGATTTTATGATGATCGCCCTATCTGTCAAGATGGTGGATTCATCCGAACGATGCAGCAATGTGCGCTTCTTAATTCCTATGTCGTTTTCATCCAAATGCTCAAAAATGGCACTGAGAGAACCGAAGTAGTAGTTCTTCTTTTTGAAGATCAAATACACATGTATCACTTTCATATTTTCAAAAGTTCCATATATGTCATATTTGGCGTATCTGCTTCTCTTCTTTCAGACGTTTAACCTCGCCCTGATAATACTTGATCATGGTACTGTACTCAAAGTCGGAGATCTTATTTGTCTGATTCTTCATGGATTCAAGCAACAGAACCGCAGGTTCACCGTATTTCAATATCAGACCACGGCGATAACCCTGCATGTTGCCTTCATCGAAACGATTGCACGATCGGCATTGGGCATTGCAGTTCTTTTCACTGAATCGGGTGGACATGTGCTGCCTGTTTATGTAGTGCCCGCAATCCGCCTGATCCAAAGGCAAAATTCTCCCACAAGAGATGCACTGAAATGTTCCGTCTTTCCTGGCGTCACGTAAACGGATAAAGCGGCTGAACACAGTATCCAACTTGTTCTTCAGATTAGGAGACTTCTTCTTTAAATCAGTCGTTTTCTTTTTCCACATCATGCCTTTGAGTTATTAAACGGTATTGTTCGTCACTTCGAAAACGAATGGCATTTTCGTACCAGACATCATTGGCGGCCTGATATGCCTGTACACCGTTTATACGGTCTTCGTCCTTCAGCCTGGCAATAATGGCGGAACTTCTATAGGCAGTATCCCAGAACAAAGCTAAATCACCAATCCTGGGAGTCTGCTCTATATGGTCCGTTTCCTGACAGAAGAAATCTGAAAGATTTTCCAGTTCAAATGTGATTATTAACCTATTGTCTATAGCCTCAATGGAAGCATGGTGGCTTCCCGGAGGAATACTAAAGTTTTGTATCTTCAT